AGTTATATAAACTTAAATATCAGAGAGTTGTAAATTATTCAGTAAACACTAATTACACGAAAAAAATGTTCGTGAAATTCGTAGTTTAAAATAAAATACAATTCGCCGTAACCAACAATTCGTTAATTCGATAAATTCGTTGTTACCGTGTCTGAGCGCAAAACAATTTAAATTAGTTGTAATATGGAAGAAATAATCCGCATCCTAACCCCTGCCCTCTCCGCTCGCATGCTCACCACTGACCAGCGTGAAGCCTTCGAGCGTGGTCTTACTCTTCTTGAGCAGAATCCACGGGCAACATCGTTCATAAAGGAGAGCCGACGTTTCCGCGACTATCATCGCCGTGTGCGTCAGCTCCTCACCTATCTACAAACCATGCAGACCTCTCGCACGGAGATAAAGCGTCACGTCGGTCGCCCCACCAAGGAGGAACAGGCCCTCTATGCCGAGCAGCAGAAAGAGAAGGCTCTTGAGGAAGCGCGTCGCTCGCTCTTCCCCGACTTAAAGCCCGACCTCACCTTGCAGCCTCTCACCTACGGCGGCATCGTAGCCAACCCCAACGGCGAGACCATTGCGTCCACCATGCCCAACCTCATGCAGCTCCGACCGTTCCTCTCCGAACGTCTGCAAGAGCAGGTCAACACCGTGCGCTCCCTGCGCAACGAGATGGCAGCAAAGGCAGAGCAAGCCAAGACCATGGCCGAAGCCAACGAGAAGGCTGGCAGACCTATCTACACCGAAGAAGAGATTGCCCTACTCGCCACCCGTGCCGTGAAGATAGAAAGCGAAATCCTCCCTCGCATCTACATCAACGTAGACCGCGAAATTGGCGAGGCATACCTTCGCCTATCCCCGCGCACCGGCGACCCCGAATACATCGCCCGAATAGAGAAGGCGTGCAACGTCCCACCGCAGAACCTACGCGCCCAGTTCCGTCCTTTTTATGACAAGGCACTCGCCCGTGACCTTCTCTTCGCCCAGTCGGTAGCCGACAAGATAGCCAACGACCGCCCCGAGGTGAAAGCCGCCCGCGACGCAGCAGCCAAGCACAAAGCCGAAGCCGACGCTCTCATTAAGTACATCATGCGCAAGGACAAGCCATCCACCAAAGCCCGCGTAAAAGGCCTTACCGACCGCATAGAAAAACTCCGCAAGAACTACGCCGACATCGTGACCGAAGACGAACTGAAGGGCTATGAGGCAATCCTCCTTAAAGTTAAGGAAGAAGTGAAGAACGAAGAGTGAAGAATTCAATAGAAAAAACGAGAACACGATGAAAAATCCTTTCGAAACGCTAAAAGCTCTCTGTACAGAAGCCTGTCATGAGCGCAAGGCTTGCACCGAAGGCTATCGTGCCATGCTCGCCGCCGAAAACATCAGTCAGCTCATGGCTGTGTGGCGAGCCAACTGGGAAGATGTGGTTGAGAGCAAATATGCCGACATTATTAATGAAAAGCTTCCGTCCTTATATCCTTCGTTAAAAAAAGAGATGAACGCTGCCGGCATCTATGTGAACGAATGTCCCAAGGTGGCTCATGTGAACATTCTTGTTATCGTGACCGACTGTGATGACGTTGTTGAGATTCATGACCATGCCCGGTGTTATGTCTTGGGTGCAGCCAACGTCTGGGCGTGGGGTCACAGTCAGGTCTATAGCAAAAAGAGCGACGATGCCCGCATCATTTTGAGACAACACGCTTACGGACATATCGGCAAGGGTCACGTCATAGCCTACGGCTTCTCCCGTCTTTGGTTTTCGGCAACAAAGGCATGGCTCCATGACGGCACGTCCTGTGAGGCACATGGGGGCGAGGTACACGCCGAGGGCTATCGCACAATATCGGCCTTCGGCGACACAAAGGTGTTCAGCAAGACCGACCGTAACATTACGTTATATGGCAACGCCCACATCGTGGTGTGACGCGCATGAAGACAGCAACACGAAACAATACATATAAAAACAGAAACAATGAACAGCAAACTGACTATACTTGCTAAGAACACTCCCCTTACCGTCAGCGAAGACTGCTCGGTTCAGCTCGAACTGAGCAATCCGCTATTCAACGATGTGGAGATGTTTTCCTATCCCGTGGCGTTGCCTGTAGATGGCAACAGGCACGTCTTGAAAAACATTGATGATGTCAACTCGGCCGTGCGCCCTATGAGCTACGAGCACATGCCTATACAGATCCTTGCCGACGGTGTGCCTCTCGCGTTTGGTCCTGCCGTCATTCAGGAAGACGAACGTGTAGATGACACCCTGTCCCTGAGCGTCGATGCAAGCGTGCAGTCGTTTGCTGATCTTATAAGTAACCTGAAATGTAACGAGGTTCCCATTCCCACAAAGTATCATGACAGTCTACTTATAGGCGAGAAGATTGACGAGGTAAACGTGAACGTGAGCTACACCACCGACGTGGTGGTGCAATATGAAGGCAAGAAGGGCAACAAGAAGATTGGTTCGGTGGGCAGCTACAGAACGTCGGGCACGTTCTCCCCCCAGGCCCTCGGCTTCTCTTTCCCCGGAAAGTGTCATGAAACCCCGTCGTTTCTGGCTTACAAGAAAGAGGATCGCGTCTACACTGATGGCACGAAAGTGACCATGCCGGAGGTGGAGCAGTCGTATATCAACGTCAGCGATCCCTATCCCGTAAAACCATTCTGCAATGCCCGCGTGTGCTACGGCCACCACGACATCAACGACGACGGCACCACATCCGACTCGCTCGTTGAATATCTTAAGGAGGATGACGGCAAGGAGATGTTTGAAGATTGCGGTCCTATCTGGGCACTCGATGCCGACCGTCCCCAGTCGGGCATCTGTTTCTATGTGCTGTTCTTTCTTGACTGTCTTTTTGATCATCTCGGCGTGACGTTTGACAACTCGGCTCTCACGGCTGTCGGCGACTTCAAACGCCTCTGCTTCTTCACGACCAAGTGTGCCTACGACACCAAGCCGCTACATTATGGCGACACCTATAAGGAGAACGATCCCGAGGTGTTGGCAGGCAAGAAGAAGGCGGGAGACATAAAGTATGGCTGTTTCCGCAAAACCTGCTCATCGGGCAAGGATGCGCTGAAAAATCTGTTTAACAGCGTAAACGAGTGGCTCGACTCGCGCGGTTGTGGCGGCAAGCTAAAACTGGAAAACCCGAAAGACAAGACCTTGCAGCAGATTGTCTACTATCCTGTCATGTTCCGCTTTGTCGATGACATTGATAACCGCTTCCCCGACAAGGTGTTCAAGAAAGCCGAGATCGTGAAGATGAAGGAGGACAGCAAGAAAACGGCCATCGTGGGACAGGACGGCGTGGCGAGCATTACATCGAAGAGCTACATAACGGCAGCCGAGATGAACGCGAGCGTGGTCAACATGTATGCAAACGAGAGAAATTTCCCTGACGAGGACGTGCAGTCGGTCATCGACTCACTGGAGCAGCAGTTTGGTATAAAGTTTTATTACGACTATGAGCGCAAGCATGTCACGGCTTACCTCATACGCGACGTTTTCCGCAAGCAGAACGACAAGCCACGGCCTTTCAACGCCGAAATTCTGTCAATGGTGCCGATCACGGAGAAGATCACGGGTGTGCGCGTGGGCTATTCGGCCGAGAGCGAGAGCAAGGAACAGAAGAAGAATATAACGGACAACATCAAGGACTATGCGACCGACTACGACTATATTGAATACCCGAAAGACCGCACGGTAACGTCGCTCACCTACAAGGAGATCATACATACGGTCTACAACGGACAGATGAATGTGTTCGTGGACATGCAGACAGGCAACAGTTATCGCGTGAAGATAGACTCTCAGTTTACCAACACCAACGACATGCGCCCGCGGTTGTTTCGCGTAGCTGCATACAAGGGTGTTGAGTTTGGCGACTGCTCTGATGTCAACGAAGACTATGTGCAGGAGTATAAATCCGACTTTGTGCCCGTGCCTCTTGTAGACATCAACTACCGTAAAGCTCTCTCGGCGAGCTTCGACAGCTTCTTCTATACCGACGGGGATGTGCAGCCGTCTGAGGGTAGCAACATTGACGGCTATATGGCCACCGAGGTGAACAGCAATAAAGCCGAGTGTGTAATGGTGCCGTTCATAGATACCGACATGGAACATGAGTTTGTGGAGCAGTATATCAAGAACCCACTCTCCTCTACCGTTGCCGACTTCTACGTCACCGAGGTGCTGTCGCTGCGTGAGAGCTATGACCCCTCGAAGACCGATGACGGAAACTCGCCCTTACAGTCATACGACTGGGGACTCACCGTCGCCATCATGCGTGGAGGTGGAGATGGATCAAGCCGTGAGACCTACGATTACGATTATGACGGCTTCGGAAACTCAAAATGGCGCACAACGGTGGGCAACTACGCCGTCACGTCCGACTCTATCGACAACTACGGCAATTCTTACGCCTATAACAGCGTTGACACCGAAGAGCATTTCTCTCTCACTCCACGCGCATGGGTGCAGCCCGATTGGGCGGCCAGTCCGCTTGTGGTCAGCACACCTTCGGTCAAGAACCGCGGATGGATAGACACGTTCCTGGTTGATAACGTCTATTTCCTGCTTAACCGCAAGAAATTTTATGTGCGCTGCCTCGCTACGGTTGCGCAGATAGCCGACATTCCCAACCACTGGAAAGAGTGGTGGAACATCGGAGGGCGCAAGTGTCTTGTCAACAAGGTCAACACCACGATAACCGGTACCGACGGCATGGGCGAGGTGGAAATGGAGGTCTATGCGTTCTGATCTTCGTATCTCCTTATATATATTATATGCAAGCAGCAATGATCACCAACAAAACAACAAGATAAATTATGGCAACATCAATATCTCTCGCTTCTGGATCTATCCTTAACGGCAACCCTATTGTGTTTAACGTGCAGCCGCGGCGCATCTACGGCACCCCACCGTCGTTTCATCGCGTCATTCTTGATGTAGTGTGCGGCATGAGTGGCGGCGATATGGAGACTATATCCCTGTCGAAGCCCGTTCTTGCCGAGAACGGAGCTTCGGTACAGATAGACGTGTCGTCGGCTCTTCGCTCGTTTCATGATGCCTATACCTATACGGCAACCCCGACGGCAAGCTATCCTTTGGTTAAGTTTAACGTTAAGGCCCATGACGAGTATATGTATGACGGAGAGCTGAAAACAACGGATGTGTTGTGGTACCCAGCTGAAGATCAGTACATGAACACTTTGTTTGGCTCCTTTTCCGACCGCGAACGCTTGACTGCATCGGGCACCACCTTGCCTGTTACCCGGTTGTCACGAAAGCCCCAGTCGCTACCTCAGTTGGTGTGTGTGGGCGACCGTTTTGTCTATTCGGCTTCTTACGCCGAGGGACAACTCCTTCCTAAAAGTGCCGACCTTGTTGCACCCACCCCTACCTATGTTGACATTGCCAAGGAAGGCTTGCAGACCGTCGGCGACCAACAGCTCTATGCCCTTCCCGCCACCGAAGCACAGAACCGCGCAACATTCCGTTTCGTCAACTCCTTCGGTGTGGTGGAGAGCATCAGTGTCCCCCAGGTGAGCGGCAAGACCTTCACTCACAAGGCAACCGATTATATTAAGACCATGCCGGAGACCTTCAACGTGTTCTCCCGCGCAACGGTAAGAAAGATCTCTGACAAGGAGGTATGGCGCTTTTCTACTGATCCTTTAAATGAGGAATGGCTTTCGTGGTATCTTCACGAGTTTTTAATGTCTAACCATGTGTGGTTGCTGTGTGGCTCTCTCTTTGTGCCGTGCCGTCTGAGCATCGGTGACGAATATGAAATGAAAAACGACACGCAGGAAAAATATTATGCTGTTGAGTTCACGGTCAAGATGGACATTGACGGCAGTCCTCTATACTGATTTATTATTTATTAGTTATTATTTATTATTTGTTATTTGTTTGCAACCTCGGGCACGCTGCTGTCCCGAGGTTGCTTTTGTTTTCCGGTGTATCGTTGTCCTAACCAGTCCTGACGTTTTTTTTATCTTTGTAATAGAAATAAAAAAATCAACCATTACAGAAAACTATAATAACACAGGACATGGCACAAGACAACAACGAAAGCCCGACTTACACGATGACGCAGGCGAGAACCCAGGACTACTGGATCTCTCCATCGGCTTTATATATAGAGCTGAACGCCCTCGGCATACCTAATTTCATTCAGGCTTCTTGTGCAACAGGAGCCCAGGTTCTTGTGTACATAAAAGGCATCGTTTCTTACGACAACGGCCATAACTACCGACGCTGGCCACTGCGGGCTGTGCCTACAATGTTTAATACGAACAGCGAGAAATATGTCTATGTGGCCATTCCGCGCAATCTGGACTCCAACGACTCTGCCCTTGTCGTATTCCCTTCTGAGCTTATTGACCTCTATGGCAAGAACGCCGATGGAAAGCAGACTGGTTCTGAAGACAAATACTATATTTATCTACAGGCCAAAATCACATCATCGGGCGACAACGGAACAACGGCTCGCGAATGGGACGGCGGCAAGACGGTGGCCACTGGCTACCTTGCTTCAGACGAGGCAATATCGGCAGGACTGGTTGACACGGTTTGGTATCAGTACAGTACCGTTGATCAGACCGTGACGTTCCTCAAGAACCTCACGATGAAGATCGGCACTAAATTCAGACAGATCTTCGTCAAAGCTCTTACCGTCGTGTCGGGAGGTAGCATAACGTTCGAGAATCAGGGTAGCGTCGTTGGTGTTGCCAACAGCGCAACGCCTGTAACGGCGGAAGATCATATTGCAACGCCTAAGTATGTTGGCGACAATGCGTTGTCAAAGAATCATGACGACAGCACAGAGCACGCTCTGACAGTAGGGTCTCTCACGTCTGACGGCAAGCTGACGGTGCGTGGCGACACACAGCTGCAAGGCGACACGTTCTTCGGCACAGGGCCTGTGGATGACAAGACAAACACGCCTCATATTGACGGAGGGAGCGGCGACGCTCTGCTCGGCGACGTGGTACTGAAGGCGTTGCAGAGCAAGGACTTTGATGCGCTGCTGCAACGAGGCTTTGGCTTTACGAAGGGCGTGAACGGCAAGTTTACGCTCAGCGTGACCGACCTACTCGTGTGGGGCAAGGCTATCTTCACTGAGCTGGAGATACGGAAGCTGAGCAGCGTGGGCGGCAACGTATATCTGAGCGGTGCGTCGAGCAAGATAGTATATGTGAAGGAGGAGTATCTAAAAGGAAAGTTTATCGGCTGGCGTTGCTACATTCTTGCCGACGACGGCACGACAGCGACACAGAACGGCTGGCGGCCGTTTGACCAGGCGCGTTGCCAGACTTTCAACGTTGCCGCGGACAGCTATGAGGGTGTGGGCAACCGCAACTACTGGCGACTTGTAACGGGCGTGAGCAGCACGAACGAGACGATTACGGATGCTGACGGCAACGACCTCTACAACGGGAAGAAATTTGCGTGGGTGGTGCTCTCGGCTACCGACTGCGAGGACAAGGTGACGAACGATGTGCCTGCTGCTGGCGACGTGATTGTGCTTGACGGGCACAGGCAGTTTGGCGAGGACGATGCGCGAGCTGTGTATAACGACGCTTCGCGAACAAACGTAATGATGCTTCAGACGACGGGGAACGAGGGCAGTGTGCCCAACATCATCTCTCTTCAGGACATTGTTGACTATAAGCACAGCGCCGCTAACAATAAATACAGCAACACGGTGTTTATTCTCTCTCCCGAGGAGGTGGTGTTCCTGAGCTCGAGGTTCAAATGGATAAGCGCGAGCGGTTCCCCGATAACGCTTGTCAACTTCCGCGGTGCGTGGGAGCAGGGTGAGACGTATTATTACTACGACCAGGTGAGCCACAACAACGCCTTCTGGACCTGCATTGTTGCGGAAGACAGCAGCACCACGGAAGAGCCTACGGATGGGAGCGAGGTGTGGCGGAAGGAGCTGTCGGGGGGTGTGCCTGGCGAAAAGGGCGAAAAAGGCGAGGACGGTGCGGACGGCAAGGACGGCAAGGACGGTGCGGACGGCTACACCGTGACAGCTACGCCGTCGGTCATTACGCTCGGCATAAGGAAGGTGTCGGACACGGTGTTTGCTGCCGACACGACGAAGAACAACACGTCTACGGTGAAGGTGCTGAAAGGTAATCTTGACGTTACGGCGACATGCAGGGTGACGGTGGCGAGCACAGAGAACTGTACAGCGACGGGGCCAAACGCTGGAGGCTCTGGCCTAATTAAGGTCACACGCATGTCTACCTACACCACGGCAGACGGCGAGATCTACCCTCTCACCTCGGGTTCTGTGACGGTGAATATCAGAGTGGGAGGTACAACGCTTAGTCACACCATCGGCGTAAGCGTGGAGATGAGCACGGTGTGGGGCGGGATAGAGACGAGCGTAAGAGGACTGAAGAGCGAGTTTGGCGAGCTGCAACAGGACTTGCAGAGCGAGGCTCCCAACGTGCTTACGAAATATACCTCCAAGATAGAGCAGACGGCAAAGAGCATATCTGCTAAGGTGGCACAGGAGACGGTTGGACGGTTGAATGTGCTGCCAGGTACGGCGTTTAACAGAGAGACGGACGTGACACAGCAACGTCCCGACACGTTCCCTTGCACCCTACTGCCTTTAGGTGGTCTTGAAGGTACGGGAGCGATGGTGATAAACCAAAAGGGAGCGACAGATACGACATGGAGCGGCCTCGTATGGAAAGGTGTGGTTCTGAAACCCAAAACCTACTATACGGCGAGCGTTTGGGCGAGAGCCGATGGCGATCTGGATGATGTCATGTATCTCAGCATCGGCCAAGACACAAACTTCTGCTATCTGAACCTTGCGACAGCGAACGAAACACATGATTGGAAGATGTTTAAGGCTACCTTCAAGACAGGCGATACAGAAGCGAGCTGCAACAACGTGAGGGTGGAGCTTGCCGTGAGAAAAAACGGAAGAGGCCGCTGCTGCAAGCTGATGCTTGACGAGAGCGGCACCTATAATGGCTGGACCCCTGCCTCTTATGCCGATGTGTCATCGCGTGCGTTAGAGGCCACGGGCATCGACATCAAGAACAAGACGATCGACATGACGGCGGACAAGTTTACGCTCAGAAACAATCACGGTGAGAAGAGCTTTGGTGTGGATGAAGACGGAAACCTTGAAGCGCGGTCGTTGAAAAGCGTGTCGAAGGACGGTAGCCTGACAGCTATCATCAAGGACGGCGCGTTCACGGCCCTGAGTGGACTGAGCGGTGCAACTGCCTTCTTCGGCCTTATAGACGGTTTGCCCTATTTGCAGTTTACAAACGCGGCAGGTGTGGTGTGTTACGCCATCGGACCGAGTGGCGGACAGGTATCGGGCAATGTTGGTGTACAAATGACGGCTTGTGGCGTTATATATAGCGTCTCGACGATAGATCTTGTAGCCAAGAAAAACTACTGGATCAGCTATAGTGGTTCTGTGACGCTTCAGAACTTTGGGTCTGAGAGCGCGAAGATATACCAGAGCAAGTTGCAGCTCATCATCGACGGCTTCACACAGACGCTCACAGCGAGCTTCAAGGACAGCAGCTTCCCCATGACAGAGGTGGGTCAAGGCAAGGTCATGACGCTAATGCCCGGTAAGCTGATGCAGGCCGAGTTTGAGATAAACGCTATTGGCGAAACCATGCCTACGACAGGCAGCGACGGATCGGTGATTGCGAAGCCGAGCGGCGCGAGGGGCTGTCAGCTGAAGCTCAACGGCGAGGTTATTGGCAAGGGAGCAATTTCTTAGATGATTATTTAATTATTTATTATTTATTATTTATTATTTATTATTTTTTTTGTTATGAGTTTATGAAAAGGATTGTTAGGGGCAACGATTTTAAGTTGCGTGTGCCTGTCATGAAGATTGTTGACGGCGCGAAGGTGGCGTTTCCGCTACCAGGGTGTACGGACATAAAGGTGAACATCGTGAACCAATACCGACGCATCGCCCTGAGCTACACTATTGACGTGAGCGAGGACAACGTGCTGCTTGCAAGAGTGGAGGGTGACAAGGTGGCTGTGGGGACCTACGCCTTGGAGGTAAAAGGAAAGTTGTTCGGCAACGACTGGCGCAGCAACGAGTATGAGCAGTTTCAGATTGTTGACAACAACGCTTCCGGTGACACGGTGTTTGAGCCGCAGGATGGCGAGGACAGCGTGGAGATGGACACAGCTCTTGTGGTGCTTGCTCCCGCGGTGGAGCTGGGCAACCTGATAAAGGATGCTGAAGAGACAATTGCCGACACCAAGGAGGCCTTGAAGGGTGTGGAGACCAAGATGGGCGCCATCGAGCAGCGTGCCGACACAGCCATCGGCGCAGCCACGACAGCTGCCGAGAGCGCGAACACACAGGCAGACAGGGCAAAGAGCACGGCGGAGCACCCTAACATCATCTCGGAGGACGGCTACTGGATGGTTTGGAATGTTGAGAAAGGTGCCTACGACAAGACCGACAAGTTTTCGCGCGGCACAGTGGATTTCCCCACCTTTGAGGTGAACACCGACGAGATGGAGCTGAACGTTAAGATAACAGACGGTAACGAAGGAAGATATGAGTTGACGGAAGACGGCGAACTGATGGTAAATCTTAATATGTAAATATAATATATGGAAACAAAGAAAATTAATTTAGGACGGGTTGGACTTGTGCCCAAAGGCGCATACTCGCCCGATGTCACCTACGGCAGGCTGCATGTGGTGACATACAAAAACACCACTTACTGTAGCAAGCAGGAGGGCAACACAGGACATGAGCCAGTCGGCGAAGACGAATGGTGGAGCGTCCTCGTTGACGGTCAAGCCGCATACGATGCGGCAGAGGCAGCGCAGACCGCCGCACAGACCGCCACGACAGCTGCGGACAACGCCAACACCCAAGCTCTCGCAGCCCAGCAGTCGGCAACGAGAGCCAACACAGCGAGCGACAAGTTGAACGTCGCCCTCGACAAGGTGACTGAGGCAACGAACAATGCCAACGGAAGCGCGGAGAGCGCAAAGTCAGCTGCCGCACGCGCACAGACCGCAGCCGAGCATGGCGAGGCTATGAACAAGCTCATGGATACCAACCTCGCGGAGTTGGAGAAGACCACCACGGCCTTCAACGAGTTCAACGCCACGGCAACAGCTGCCGAGAAGAAGCGCACAATGGCCGAGATGGAGCGAAGCGAGGCGGAGAAGGGTCGCGCGACAGCTGAGACACAGCGCACGGAGGCCGAGAGCACACGGAGCACAGCCGAGACAGAGCGTAAGAGCGCCGAGAAGCTTCGTGCCGATGCCGAAGCACGGCGCGTTGCAGCAGAGAAGCTGCGCGACAAGGCAGAACAGGGCCGTGCGGAGAAGACCTCGCAGGCCCTCGACGCGGTGAAGACCGCCACGAACGCCGCCTCAGACGCAGCGGAATCGGCACAGACGGCAGCGTCTAAGGCTGAACAGAGCGCGACAGCAGCGAACAACGTGAACGCCACGCTTGCCGAAGACGGCACACTGACGATAACCGACAGAGAGGGACATGAAGCCTCGATAAACATAGGCGAGGGAGAGAAGGTGAAAGAGCTTGTGACTTCGATGGAGCGTGTAAAGGAGAGTCTGGGCCATTACACGGCGCGTCCCGACATTGTGCTCACTCCCTCGGAGCAGAACGTGGCTATAAGCGCCGACGGTGTGAAGGTGGCAAAGATAGGCTGGGCGATCGCCGAGTTTACGGCAGAGAAGGGCAACGAATATTTGTTCAAGCCCAACGTCGTGGACGGCACTGTGTGTATCTTTGCTGAGAAGATAAGCAGAGTGGAGACACGAAGCATCGACTACACCTACAGCTACAACGAGGACGGAACAACAGCGAGCGCAACCGCCACCTACCTCGGCAAGACACATACCTACAGCTATGCCTATGCCGACGGCGAGGACGGCACGAAGAGCGTGACCATTACCGACGAGAGCGGAGCTGTGGTGACAGAGCTGCCTTATCAATATAAGACCACCGTAGGTTCCTACGCCCCGCTTGTGCGCCTTAACGCTGAAGCCGAGCTGCCCGAAGACGGCTATTGTCGTTTCATGAGCCATTTCCAGGGCAACGCCTCCATGACGGTTGCTGTGAGCTACAAGGTGGGCACAGCCGATTTGACGATGAAGGTGCTGCGTGACGGCGTGTTCGCCTCTATCTCCACACAGCTCGGCAATCTGAGTCAGAAGGAGAACGAGACACGTTCGCTCGCCGTTGAGCTGAAGGAGAAGATGGCAACATTTATTGACACCAACCCCTATGTGGGCATGGCGAGGATGAACGGTGACGCGAGTCCTGATGCGGAGATGACGTTTGGCGACAAGCAGTTGATGCACGAAGTTGGAGCTGAGTGGAAGCTGGCGACGGTGAAGAACGGCGTGGTGACACACGTCTGCGCCCCCGGCCGTCTGACCCTCGATGAGAACGGCGAGGAAGTGAAGATCGACGGCACCGACGGCGACGTGATGCTCATAAATCGCAATGCCAACGTGATCAATGCGACGAAGGTTATTGACGGACGCGAGATGAACTGTATGGCTATTGGCAAGACAACGGCAAAATGGTACGGCGTGGAGTCAAAAAAGATGCCTGCGTTCGGCATGACACCTTGCGGGACCGTGAACGCGAAGATTGAGGGCGACGAGCGTTCACAGGCCCATTGCGTGTACAACACGACGCTGAACGGAATGTACGGCACGGCCGACACGTCTGTGCTGAAAGCATCTTACATAAACAGAGGGGCGGGACACGCTTCAAACATAAGTGCTGTGTCAAGCATACAGAACGCACAGAACAAGAATACAGATCCGTTGACCGCCCGTCCTTACATGGGCTGGCACCATGGCACCTACGAGGCTCTTCTGACCACCATGTTTGCGGAGATAGGCTCGGTTGACCACACAGACGTGAAGATGTTTGGCTCGGGCGTGACAGCGCAAAACATAAGCGCGAGCCAGTTTAACGACGATGCGATAAGCGGTGTGAGCGGCTGGAAGATCATTGCTGCTACAGGCGAGACCTACTATAACCATTATTTAAGTTCACAGGCCTATGTCGTAAGCAAGAACAAGAACATTCAGCTTGCGAACGGCTTGTCAACAGCCTTATACAATCCTGTGCAGCTGCTTGAAGGCCAACGCATACTTGATGCCATCGCCAAGGCAGGATTTATTGACAAGATAGGCAACAAAGCCAACATTTTCTATTATGACGAGAACGGCAACGCCGTGTGTGCAAGCGACGGCAGCGTGAACCTCGACACAGGCGAGGGCATGGAGATGCTAAAATTCTATTTTGTCGTGCGCGATGTTCCTCGCTGTGAAGGAATGAGGGACGGTGTTATGACCGCTGTGGTGAACCGATATGTCAAGACAGAGATTGCCGACGGTTGTCAGAGCACCGACAAGAAGGTGTCATTTGACGGGGCTATTGCCATTCTGAAGGTAAGTATACCCGTGTATCGCGGTTTCACCTTGCCTTACGTCGGGCAGTTCCGTCAGATGAGCTACGCCTATTACACAATACATAACATTGATGGAGCCACGCATGTAGACTACCGTTGCACGGAGAGCATGGAAGATGTGCAGCCGCTGACGGTATTCAACCAGAATGCCTGTCAATGTGCTTACGGCACCAAGCCTCCAATGCTCGTTGGACTCAACAAGAAGAAGGATTATGGCGCGACGGACTTGCAAGAGAGTTTTATAAAGTCTTCCGATTATAACATGTCGCAATTCTGCTATAAGACGGTAGGTTCTTCGCTCCACACGCACGAATGTGCCTATTTGTGGTTATATCCGTCAAATAATGGAGGAGTGAACACGTCTCAGGTACGCGGCTCTGTGGTTGGTTGCAATGCGAACGTCAGCAACGTCTCGGCTCGTTCTGCGCTCTGTAACTCTCACGCTGGCGCTGGCAGCAGCTACTTCGCTGGGGCGTTCGCTGTCCTTTTTAATCAATAATTTAATCGAGAGTAATAATCAATAATAATTAACAAAAGTCTCAATCGCAAGCTGCGTCTTAGCAAGCTGTGGCGAGAGCCCAAGCAAGAAGGCCATGACCTGAAACCAAGCGGAGCGGCGGAACGTCTTAGTGGAGCCGCTCCCCCGCCCCGATTTTCAGGCCGAAGGCGCGGAATGACGACATCAAAAAAGAGTTTTAACATGAAGAAACAAAACCACAACGTGCATGGGGAGGCGACAGCCTCTGCGCCTCGCGACAAGGGCCGCGGGTACGTCGGCATGGTGTGTGAGCATGTGGCGAGAGGTGTGTGCGCGACCTATCCCAGTCACGACAACGCACACGCGGACGACACATGCAAGACCGAAGGTGAGAAGAACGGCTCTGTGGTTGGTTGCAATGCGAACAACAGCAACGTCTCGGCTCGTACTGCGAACTGTAACAATCACGCTGGCAATGGCAACAACAACTACGCTGGGGCGTTCGCTGTCAACACGGAAAAAGGGAAACCTCTCACATCGGGAGCAGCAAGCTCAAAGACTAAAGATGACCATGTCGCTACTGGTGGGCATGGACGATGCGACTACGGCGCGCAGCTGCCCTTCTGGGACAGCTGCGGGAGCGCGGAAAGCAACGTGTCGGCTACCGTTGAGGACGCTGACGTTATGATAGAGTTGAAGACAGCCAACAAGAAGAGGAAACTGAAAAGCCTCAGACGTTTCTTTGCGAACAGAACAATTATTGAGAAGGCGTTTGACCGCACGATGGACCGGACGGATGCGCCCGACAGCGTGATTGAAGCGTGGACGGCACAGAAACAGAAGGTGTGTGACAGGATTGAGCGCGAGCTGCGCGACATGACCTACACGCCGAAGCCGCCGAAGCGCAAGGTCATACACAAGAAGGGCAAGGGCGACAAGGACAGGAACGCCGACGTATCGGCGATGTATGACCGCATTGTCCAGACGCTGGTGCTCATCGTGATAGAGAAGAAGCTTCGTGGCATGATGGTCCGCAACATCTACTCGGGCATCAAGGGCCGTTCGCTGCTGAGCAACGACCGACGGTACTGCATGGTGAACAAGATACGCCACTGGGTGAAAGGTCATCCCGACATGTGGGTGGGTCAGACCGACATTCGCCATTTCTACGAGACGTTGCAGACGCGCATCGTGCTGGGTGAGCTGTTCAAGGTGGTGGTGTGTCCATACACGCGCTGGCTGCTTGCGCGGCTGTTCATACACATGGAATATCTGCCCATCGGGGGATGCCTCAGTCAGCTGCTTGCCATGTTTGTGCTTGTCATCGCCGACCGCGAGGTGTTGCGCCGCTACAAGGTCGGTCTGTTTGGCTTTGGCGACAACAGACTGATGTGTGGCGAGAAGAAGGAGGTGAGAGAGGCGATGAGCTTTCTCATGTCTTTCTATGCGGGGCGCTTCTCGCTGAAAGTGAAGGGCGATTACCAGATGCGTCGCGTGGGCGACGGCTTCCGTTTCTGCAAGTATGACTACAAGCAGAGCTTTGTGCATGTGCGTGCAGAGATGCGGCGACGCGCCATAAGAGGTAGGTCGGCGGGCTGGAAACACTATGCAGGCTACCGTGGCATGCTGCTAAAGACGGACAGTGTGAGGTTGAGACACATGATAGAGAACAACTTTATGAAACTTGTAAACAAGCACGGCATGACCGTGACGACACAGAGAGGCGATAAGGTGAAGCTGCGTGACCTGGCAGACGGCAGCGTGGTGGTGCCTGTGGAGTTTAACATCGAGCCGTCGGAGGCGAAAGCCAAGGAGGGTAAGGAGGGCTACATGGTAAGGTTGACATACATTCATCTGTTGAATGGCCAGAAGCGGCTGTGTCACTCGACGGAGGGCAGCGAGGAGATAGTTGAATTTTTCCGTCTCGTTGTCAACGGCACGGCAGAGCTTCACCAGCGGCTGCATGTGAAACATGACGGCACAAAGGTGTTCTTCGACGAATATCACACCACGAAGCAGGAGGCGTGTGACCTGATATGTGCTGAGCTGGGAATTTAGATAATTTATTATTTATTATTTTTTGCATGATGAGATTAGAATTTATGGAGCGTCAGCAAACGCTGACCATTTGCAAGGGCGGCAGACAGGCGTTGGTGCTGCTGGGCGAGAGTGAGGAAAAACGGGAGCAAGAGTCTCCCGACGGTGAGAAGACGGAGGTTACAGTCTATGTCTATGACGCGACATGGCTTGACCTGACGAAGCAGCATGACCCGGTGGCTGCGGCGCGTGAGGAGGTCCTGAAGCAGATCGCGGCCTATGACACCTCGTCTGCCGTGAACGGCTTTATGCTCAACGGCGCGGTGGTGTGGCTCGACAAGGCCACGCGCGTGGGGTTGATGAACTCAACCACCATAGCTAAGGCTATGGGACAGGCTACCACGACGCTGTGGCTCGGGAACACAAAGCTGGAGGTGGGCTGTGACATGGCCATTCAGCTGCTCTCGGCACTTGAGATGTATGCCCTGGAGTGCTTTAACGTTACGGCGGCTCACAAGAAGGCTGTGGGCGAGCTGACGAGCGTTGAGGAGGTGCTGACCTACGACTACACTAAGGACTACCCTGCGAAGCTGACGATGACGGTTTAGGCACGGTTTGATGGTCTGAAAATCGGCTTGACGATTTAAAGGATTATTTCAACAGGTCTAAGGATTGTGTTAACAGACCTAAAATTCGTAACAACATCTTTTAAAATTGTGTTAACTGCTTTAAAAATTGACGGACATGAAGAAAACGACAAAGAGAAACCTTTTAGGTATGTTGGTGTATATGACCATCGCTTTCGCGTTTGGCGGCGGCTTCGGTCTGCTGGCCCTTATCGTGAAGGAGGACAACGACAGATGCCATTACTATGGCGGGACGTGGAACAGGGGCGACCTTGTGCGCGGCTGTCTGGCTGTGGGCGTGGGCATGGGGCTGAGGTATTGGGCCTTCGGTCTGCTGTGAGAGGAAACGGACGGCACGGCCTTGTCGGGATGGCATTTTGTCCCCGACGGGGCTTTGCCGTGTGGAGAAAATTTTGTAAATTTGGAGAAAGGGAGGTAACGGGAGTTAGTGAGAAGGTAACGCGCTTTGCGCGAGAAGATAACGGACAAATGCTTTTTCGCTTGAGCTCTAAAACTATTGTCTGTTCACTTCATTCGTGAAGCGAATTAACTTCCCCTTAACTTCCAATAACTTCCCAATATAAAGAAAAATTAAAAAAAAGAGATATATGATGTTAGTATTAAGTATTTGGGCCTTCCTTCTGTTAGGAGGTTTCCTGTTGCTCACGGCGCTGCGCTTCGGCGTGCCCGACATGGTGAGCGGTGTGTATTATCAGCTTCAGCACACGACAGACAGCACGGTGCTGGGCGGAACGACGGAGCACAAGAGGGGATGGATCTTCTCGGTTGTGATGATCGTGTCGGCATTCCTCATGATGGTGTGCATGCTCGATACGGAGAAGGGCGTGTTGCCGATGGCCTTCTTGGGCTGCTGCGGCATGATAACGGTTGGACTGGCCCCCCGCTATCTTAGTGAGGATCAACGCGAGGTACACAGTTTTGGTGCTTTGGTAGCCACGGCAGGCTGCATATTTTGGTGCATTACGGCATGTTATCCTGTTACGCTCGTTATAGCCCTCGCGTATCTTGCAGGAATGGCTTATGCAGGACAGAAGGACGACGGACGGGACGTGAAGGCGTTTTATTGGCTTGAGATAGCGGGCTTGGCAGACGTGTTCCTGACGTATTGGACGGTAATATTGTGTGGCTGATTGATGTATAACCATAATTTAAAACGTTAATTTTCAAGCAAACAACATGAAAGCAAGCGAGAAACTGATTAACCATATCAAGCAGGCAGAGGGCTACAGGGCCAAAGCCTACCGCTGCCCGGCAGGGCGCTACACTTGTGGCTACGGCCACACACGCGGCGTGACACGTCTGACCACATGTACGGAAGAAAGAGCAGAAGCATGGCTGCGAGATGACTTGCAGCCCGTTGAAAACTTTGTCAACGCCATCCATAACGTCAACACTCAGGGCAAGTTTGATGCGATTGTCGATTTTGCCTTTAATCTCGGCCTCGGCAACTTGCGGTCAAGTACGCTGCTGAAGCTCATTCAAAGCGGTGCTCCTGACGAGAGGGTGTGTAAAGAGCTGAGAAAATGGGTCTATGCTGGCGGCAGGGTGCTGAGCGGACTTGTGACCCGACGCGAATGGGAAGCTCATAGGTGGATGGAACGTTGACGGCGAACAAAAAACCCGCCACCTTCACAGGTGACGGGCAACATTTTAATACTTTACTTTGGATTATGATCATGGTTGACCATGTTTCGTTTGCAAAGATACTAATATTTTGTTGTTCCTGCAAATATTTTCCCTCTCAACGGCGTTTTACATCCCGCCATGGGCTATTGTTCTGTAAAACTACGGTTCAGTCTTCCAATAAATGTCCTTCCCTTTTCAGAAAAAGCCTGGTTTCTTCCATGAATGAACCTGAATCCGTTTCCATCTCAAGAATCTTCTTCTTGCCAAACCCGGCTTCCCTACAAAGTTCCATGGCGGTATGGTCATCCTCCATGAAGACAATAACAGTCTGAATGACCGACCATTGTCCTTTTTCAAATTCTGTAATCATATCTTTAATGTTTTGATCTCATTCTCGTTTTTTCCGTGTCTTCCGCATCGTTCGTAGTTTAAAGCAAAAACTCAGTTAAAGGAAAATCCGCCAGGTCGTCAAATCCGACGTTAAAAACCTATCAGTTGAGTAAATAACTTTTACATCGAATTTTACTGATTATTATGAATGTTTTAATTTATCAGCATAGGGCCTACATCGCGTCCTGTGAATGAGATGTTGATATTACGGGCATAATCGCCGTTTTTTTCCGTCATTTCATCCACATGTAGCGTTATCTTGAACATCTTCTTGCCGTATTCGTCGCCTTTGTCAAGAGTTTTTATTTCCACCCATGCGCCTTTAACAGGCTGTTTGTTTTCCCATGTACTTAGTTCGTGCTTTTTGTATTCGGGATCCCATTGCTTTTCCCATCCCCACACGCTTCCGTCTACCTGTGACACCTCGTAACGGCCGTTATACATGCCGTTTGAAGGAGCGTTATTTACCGAAAAGCTGACAACGTAGTAGTCGGATTTGTAATAAGTCTTGTCCGACAAGGGGTTGCTCCAAAGAGAGAAAAAGCCTTTGCCGTAGTTGCTTTGATAAGACAACTGATGTACGGGCTTTTTCTTTAGGAGTGTCGAAAAAGCCGACTCTACCGGCACATATTCCGGTTCCTCATCGTCGCTGCTGCAACTGCCCATGCTTACACACGCCGCCATCATCGCCAACAGCATTGTCATTCTAAAGATTTTCTTCATAATTTTATATTTTAATACGTTAATACTTTCGTAGGTTTCGGAGGCTTACCTCGCCGTGATGAAGGCGTACAAGGCGCAGCACAAGATCGGCAGCCCCTACAGTTTCATGCGCTCCCTCGTCACCGACGACCTCAAGGTCATGCTCGCTGGCAACGACCTCACGGGTGGCGTGAAGCCCGGCGGCTCCACCACTGAAGGGGGCGGTAGGGGTCAGAAGCCCGATGGCGGCGGCGAGGTAGAGTCTTAAAGACGCTAAGCGCAAGAAGACTTTAACATTTCCCACGGTAGGCACACGGCTTGCCGTGGGATTTTTATTCTTCGGGCAGGAGCATCACACCGACACGAACCTTTGCACCACAATGGGGACAGAAGGCGGTGGTGTTAATAGTAGGCTGTGCATCGCTCGAATCGCCTATTGGATAGAACAAATCAGTGATGTCGCAATCCAGTTTCTCGCAAAGGTCCTCCAAACGTTTTATTGTAGGGTTTCCTTTGATGTAATTCTGAATGATGTTCTGCGTCTTTAGGTCGAACTTCTGACAGAAAGACGTAATGGTGTAACCGCGTTCTTTTATGGCGCGACGAATGTCGATTTTCGTTCTCATGTTTATATTTGTATTGTTTTGGCTGCAAAGTTAATACATATATTTGTATTTTGCAAGTTTTTCAGAAAAACAATTATTATATACGTTTATTTCTGTTCAAAAGAGTATAGTTTTATCTATTTGCAGTGTTTCTTTTGTATTTTTTTGTAAAAAAGAGGTGTGTATAAACTATTTTATTGTATCTGAATTATTATTTTACCCCTATAAATAGTTAATAATCAATGGCTTAAGTGAAAAATCAACCTGTAAAAGCCATCCTAAGAGGAACACCTAAATAATTGATAATTAGAGCAATCGCATCCAGCAAACTTGCCCTGAAACTTCGATTCACAAGCGAGAGCGCCGCCGCACTGAGGAGCCTTGCGTGTACCCGCTTGGGTGGTCGGCTGCATATATGCCAACAAGCACACCGAGGACACCACCCACACCACCGCGCCCGCCCTGAATGATCCACACCACCACCGCCGAGGGCACCACCACCGAGGACACCAGGCACCACCCACCACCCACACCGAGGACACCACCCACACCACCGCGCCCGCCCTGAATGATCCACACTACCACCGCCGAGGGCACCACCGAGGACACCACCCCATTTATATAATAAGGTGTACAATTATATATATATATAAACAAGTGCAAACAAACTATATACAATTGTAGATAAATGTTAAAAGTAAATGTATTTGATAATTTTTTAGCCGTAAAATTTGGCTAAATCAAATTTATGCAATACCTTTGCAAACGTAAACAAGAAACAACAACATAAAGCGGGGGGCAACCGTTATCAATTCCGCAATAAAACAATGAACAAAAAACAAACTAAAATTTTGGCTGCGCTTGCAGCCATTGCAATGGCAAATAAAGACGGATTTACCGTCAACGCTGCAAACTTGCAGCCCGTTAAAAGTGGCTACGCTGTAGCCGTTGCCTACACACAAAATTCTTTTGGTTTCTCAGGTCTTGCAAACGTTGTTAAATATGTTAGCGAGCATCCAGAAATTAACGCATTCGGCGGCTGGTACAATAGCGAAAACAATATGTATTATATCGATGCTACAGTAATTGTAAACAATTTGGATGAAGCAAAGGAACTGGGCCGCATAAATAAGCAGATCGCAATTTTTGATCTCGCAAACTTAAAAGAAATAAGATTGTAATAAATAACCAGGACCGGCGCCGCCGGTCCTTACATCCAATAATTTTTAATAAAAATAATTATGAGGCAAAAGGAAAAATTATATCATTTTATAAAATACCCCAGCATTTTTGGAATTCGCAAAAATTCTCGCGTTTATAAATATATATGCGATCTTGCTTGTGACGGCATAGCAACAACAGGCTATAGCGATAGAAACACAAAACATATAGAGACGGGGGACGTTATGCGCATTTTAAAGCGCCTGGGGGTTGCGTGTGGCTCTATGAATGTAGCCCCCCGCGGCGGTGCGTGTGGTGAACGTGTGTTCTTAAATGGCAAAGTGCGAAAAGAATGTATTATGAATTTTGATAAGTTTAGAATTTCTTTTTTGGCGCGTTCACCTAAAAAAAACGATTTTGACGCGGCACGCGAATTTATAGCAAGTTTACAAAAATAGAAACAACCGGGACCGGCGGCGCCAGTCCGTTACATTCAGCATTTTAAAAAATTATTTATATTATGATTTATAATAAAGTGATTGACGGCGTAAAATTTACGCTTGTGTGCGAGACGTGGAATTCTCGCAATAGTTGGGGGCACGAAGTTACATTATATGAAAACGAAATTTTCGAAGTTGGCCGTACAAAGATACGTTATTATAATAGATCTTGGGAACGTTATATATATCAAAATGCAATTTTAAATGTTATATTTGTTGCTATAGAACGTATTAAAGCGGCTGCGAAGATAGCGTTTAAGACGTTGCATCATTACAAAGTTTTAACAAAAAAGCGCGGGGCCGAATTCACCGAATTTCTTGCAAAAGATCCGGACTATAGATTATATAATGAATTATACAAAATGTTTTAACCGTTCGCGGGTTGACGGGCTGCAAATTGTTTGCAGCCCGTTTTTGTCGTCTGGTGCCTCCACGCTGGCACGGATGGAGTATTACGCCCCGTGCCATTTGCGCCCCTCCTGGTGCCTCCACGCTGGCACGGATGGAGTATTACGCCCCCGTGCCATTTGCGCCCCGCTGGTGCCTCCATGCTGGCACGGATGGAGTATTACGCCCCCGTGCCATTTGCGCCCATCCTGGTGCCTCCACGCTGGCACGGATGGAGTATTACGCCCCGTGCCATTTGCGCCCGTCCTGGTGCCTCCACGCTGGCACGTTATACACATTATAGTAAATCACAGATTTTTGAGTTTTTGCAGCGGTGCCCACTCCTGGCGGCTCGTTATGGATCTTATAGGACATCACAGTTATTAGGGAATTGTAAACAAATGTAAATAACACATATTATAAATGTATATAATTGTAGATAAACGTTAAAAACAAATGTATTTGATAACTTTATAAACGGTAAATTTGGCTATCTCAAATCTATATAATACCTTTGCATATGTAAACAAGAAACAAATAACAATTTAAATCTGGCGGCAACAGCAATTCAGCTTATAAATTATGGCACATATCACCAAAAAACAGGAGTTCGACGAGCTTTCAAAGTTTGGCTGCGCTTTCCTTCAGACTAACAATTATGGCGGTTATTGCATCGTCGTTGACGATGGCGGAGAAGGGGTATTGTGGCGCGACTGCACCAGCAGAAAAGAGCACACGGCACAACGATGGCAGCGTATTAAATACACTTGCCCGCGTGATCCTGAAGCCGAATCGCGCCCGTATTTTACCATATACGGCACCCGCTATTATCTGGACGACTTCATGCGCTGCGCTTAAACCATACCGGGGAGGTTCCGGCCTCCCCTATTATAAATAACATATAAAATCACAACATTAAAAATACTTTACGATTATGAGTACACCTAATTTTTCTTTAAACAACGCATCGCGTTATTTCGTTTTTGGTATGCCTGTATATTATACACAGGAAGATATAACTGAGAATGGGCTGGATCAAGACCTTTTGGACCATTTCGACGAGATCGGCACAGAGGCTAATTCTGAAGCCGACAGAGAGAATGTAGCCTACGAGTTGAAGGCGAAGGGCTGGCACGATATAGAAGAGCATGATTATGACCGTAATTACCCCACACATTTTTTCTCTGAGAAAACAAAAACTATAAAGTGCGGGGACAATCGAATGGATATTACTATTCAAGCTGGCTGCACGTCTGGTTATTATGAGGCATCCATTTTCGATTGGTTCGTGGTTGTCAAGACCTACAAAAGGGTTGATTATTGTTATGAAACGTGTGATTATGTTTATGGCGACTTTAATGCCGACGACGTGATCCGAGACGATTGGTACGATAACGCCGGACTCAGCAAGATCCATGCTACACATATTATTAAAAAAATTGAGGCGGTTGTAAAAGAGCTAAGCAGCGAGGCTGAGCTGGCTTTCTCGATGTATTGCGACGAGGAAATGTACTGCGCCTATCAATGTTCCAACGGCGAGGCCGGCTACGGCAGAACGGACAAGCGCCTGTGGCAAGAAGTGGAAGAACAGAAGAAGAAAACAGCATAAAACAAGATCATCATGGCACAGAACATCACAATATCACGCACAACGGGCACACGCGCCCTTCTGACGGCTTTATTCGCCATCGTTGTATTACTTGTCGCTCGCACGGTTAAAAACGCCCTGACGGCCTTTAAAACGGTCCGTCAGTGGCTCCAGACTCAGCACAGCTTTTATGGCCAGGATGGCGACCCCATCCTGTGCACCGGCTGGCAGTTTGTCGGATACAACATCATTGCAGCAGTAGTGGCAATATTGCTCTGCATCGAGTATTAATTACGCCTTATTATAGGCAGATAAAGACATCACAACTTTTAATACTTCACAGATTATGAAAACAAATTTTGCAAATAAAGTAGTTAAGGCCGCAAAGCGTGCCGCTTTCCTTCTCTCGCATGTGTTAGTAGCCGTAATTTCTTTTTCGTGTATAGTCGTTTGCGTTCCGCTATTTCTCTTGTTGTGTGACGTGTTAGGCATAACGGGGACAGTACAATTCATTTGCACTTTAATATTTATTTTTGGTCCCGTTCTTGAGCTGACTGTCAATGTAGAATGCAACGCCCTGGCAGTGGTTGACCGTATATTTCCCCGTTTTTTCCCATGCCGTATGCCGTTTCAGTGTTTCAGCTTCTGGCACCGTATGCTTCACGCATAAACCGCTTATTATAGGCAGATAAAAACATCACCAACTTTTAAAATTTTACAGATCATGGCACAGATAGTATTATTCAACGTTAGCAACGAAGATAAGTATTTCCCACAGCGTCGAGACATGTTCAACGATGCACGATGGAACGAGGCAAAGCGTCTCTTTGCCCAGGTGCTCAAGCAGCACAGTAAGGAGGCAGCCCGCCGCTCGTCACACTTCCTTCAGGACAGGATGGTAGGCGGGGACTTCCCGGCACCTTCGGGAGGCTATCACAACGGCATCACATGTATTGCCAACGGCGGCGAGCACAGCCAGCAGCGGGGCGAGTTTACGGTGTATGATATTATAGGCAGCTCGTATATTTACGAGGCTTCCACGGGCGATCTGTGTATTGCCAACATTCCGGAGGAAGGAGAAACGGAATACTACCGTATAGCCGTATTGTCTTACTAATAATCATTCACGGGCTGCTCCTGGCAGCAGGACAGCCTCTATTATAGAACACATAAAATTTTGAGAAAATCATGGATAAAAAGAATTATATCGACGTATTGACCGAACAGGCAAACAAACACAGCAGACTACAGGAAATGGCTCTCAGTGACTTCTGTGACTATCTTATAGAGTTCTTCAGCGTTGATGCTTTTAAGGCTGGCACCGTTGAATATAGCCAACACATTTTGAGCTGCACGGAGCAGAATCCTGAGTTTGCCGTTCTCGCCCTTCAGTGGCTAAAGGATGTGACAACAGCGATGGAGCGTGGCGAGTGGCTGGACGTGTTCGGCAACCTGTACGAGGATATGTATCTGAGCCGTGGCAAGGCATCGAAGACGGGGCAGTTCTTCACGCCTCAGAGCATTTCGGACCTTATGGCACGGATTAGCACACTGGGAGCCGGGGATCATGGCAAGGTGAATGACTGCGCAGCAGGTAGCGGACGTTTGCTCCTGGCTCACTATATGGAGAAGAGCAAGCTGGACCATTCGGCTGGCAGACGCTTCGAGTATGTGGCACAAGACAGCGATCCTATTGCTTGCAAGATGTGCGCCCTGAACCTCATGGCACATGGCATGTACGGCCGTGTGGAGTGTCGCGACACATTGCGCATGACGGAGCCGACCGTGGTGTACGTCATCAACGAAGAGAAATATCCGTTTAACACGCCTTATTATAGCGTGAGAAAAATATTAGCGGAAAATCGGAAGTAAGGTATCATGGGGGTGGAATACCCTCTATTATAGAACATTAAAAATACTAAGGATTATGACTTTACAGGAGTTTAAGCGCGAAGCGCAAAGAAGAGGAAACTATTACGACAACAGCGCCAATGCCGCTGAGCATTGGGCAAAATCATGGGGTTTGACTTATCACAGTCTGTTGTGGTATTACAAGAGCTACACTATTGGCAATATGACATGGAAAGGAGGCAAGGTCCGCCTCCGTCACGGATCATACCAAAGTGTTGACTGCTTTATTGGCGACGAGCAAGTAAGCGAGTACCGCTTTAAAAAAGCCCTTGAGTCATTTGTATTGCCTCCGCTCACCAACGAGGAGAAACAGTACATCGAGACAGAACAGCAACGTTTGGATGCTGTTATGCGAGAAGAGAACATGAAGACGAGAAGAAGAAGACATCGCCGTCACGAAGTAGACGCACGCCAATTTTCGCTTAACTTTGCAGTATGAAAACATCAAGAACGGTTCATTCCTTCCTGCTCAGCCAGCAGGAGGAACAGACGCTCCTCACGGCTCTGGAATATCCCTGGAGCGTGCTACAGGTGATACCCACCACTCCGGCAGACTTCGACCGCACAGTGGCAACTCTCGAGGAACGAGGCCTGGTAGCCCATCACGATACCGACCGCACATTCTGCATCATCCACCTGGCAAGTGGCTCCCACGGCGGGAAACATCCTGAACGGCACATAGTCATCACTCAAGACAATTACAAGCAGATCATCAAGGATCTGAAGGACACGATGGCACAGGCGGCTGTGTGGTACGAAACGAATATTATAGAACCTTTAAAAAACGACAGGAAAATATGAAATTACAAAAAGAAACGATTACTATTGAAATATTTCACAACAATATACATGCCTACAATGCAATTTATAAAGCTATTACGGATGCGTCTTTCAAGCAAGCCGATAATTATCACGTTAAGGTGAGAGTTATTACGGATGTGGAGTGCAACAAGGCTAAGTAATATTATGAACTTTTTAAAAACATACAGATCTATGGCAAGAATAATTATACTGAGCACCTGCGACGAATGGAAGTCTTACGCTTCTTTTCAGTTGTACGGCACATGGGCGTCTACAAAGGCCGGTTGCAACCGGCTATACAAGACCATCATAGATGGCATTAAAGACGGCACATTCGCGTATGAGGATGAAAGCATGTCGCGTGAGGAACAGATTCTGACGTTCAAAGAGGACGAAAAGAGAGAATGTGCAACGACCTTTTTTCGAGACTTGCAGGACAAACTTATATACGGGCATTTGGAATTGTCCGAGCTTAGATAGCTCCCATCCCGAGATCATAATCGAGTATTTTTTGTTTTAGGCTGCTTGCGGTCTGCGAGGATAGCAAGCAGCACAACGCCCACCATGGCAAAGCGTGGCAGCAGGTCCGAGTTCCTGTCTGGGCGACGAGCCCCCCCAAACAGACGACGCAGAAGACACGAAAAAAAACGGTGCCCTCGATGGAGCCTGACGGAAAATTGCAAAGGAAACAATAAAAGTACATTTTATTCTAAATAAAAGTCCTTTTTATTTGGTAGTTACAAAAATAATTACTAACTTTGCAACAGATAAAGAAAGAAACATTATTAATCATTAGATCGGGCGGCAACCGTTAAGCGGCAGAAACATTATGTTAGCAACAGACAAGCAGATTAACTACCTTTGTGCGTTAGCTAATAGGGTTGAAAAAATCAAGTTTATCAACAGCAAGATAAATGCTATTAAGAACCTTCCAGAATACATTGACTGGCATCAGGAACGCCACATGGGAGTAACGACTTTGGATGCAAGCATACGCATCAAGGCATATAAAAAACTTATCTTTAACAGCAACATTGTTTTTTCACTGTGCGCAATGCCACAAGTATAACCGAAATAAAGAAACCTATTAAGCCCTACCGCATCACGGATAAGCGGAATGAATATGCGAAAAATGTATTTCACAAGCAAGAAGAGTTTTCTTGTTGAGCAGAACGCTGACGGCACGTTGCTCATCATCAAGACATCGACCATGAAGCCTTTGGAAAACGCTGGCTCTTTCATCGTCTCACAAGGTGGCATTGATGCCATCCTCGCGAAGTGTAAGGAGGTCACTGAGGAGCAGTTTGCCGAGGATCGCAAACAGCTGCTTTCGCGCCATGAGCAGGCAAAGCAGCGCTCTCAGGAGCTCGCCATGGCCAACCGCAAGCGTCATGAAGAGGAATATGACGCAGTGTTTAACGGTGACGTGGTGGAGACAACGGTTGAGAACATCCGCACATTGCTGCGTTACCTCAACGACATCAACTGGGGCGTGTGGCAGCTCCCTCCCATGACCATCGGCTACAGCTGCAACCAGTATGATTGTGACGGCAAGACGGCCACTACTATTAAGCTCGATAGGCCTATAAAATATCGTGGCGAAAAGGTTGCACAGTTCCAGTATGGAGCGCCGAGCGGACATCTTCGTGATTATTGTAGAATTTAAAAACCAATTTTAGCCCTACCGCAACACGGTTAAGCGGAATGATATGACAACAATAGAGCAAGAGTTGATTAAGACTGTTTATTGCTATCGCGATAATGAAGACGGATCTTTTGATGTTTGTTACGACCATAACCATGATGCCTTCTTCGCAGGTCTCAGCATGTATCACGTCGCAACCGTCAAGGAGGACGATGAACTCTGGTATGTTGATAATAACTGCGGAGCAGGATGGGGAGAATATCCCAAGGAGGATTGGACCTTAGAGAGAGCCATCTACGACCAGTGTATTGACGAATATATTAATTAACAAATTTCTTATGTTGAAGTACGAAGGTAGAATCTCCAGTTTTTGTGGAGGTGTGGAAACTAATGTCAAATGTGAAGGGTCTCCCTTGACCGGAAAGCGTTTGTTTAGAAACGAGTTGGCACAGCGTTATTTTGACAAGTTGCGTAATCAGTTAGATTTGGATGATTACGGCCGTCTTTCTGAGGATAACAATACTTTCTTTTTTCGTTTTTTGAACGGAGAAACAAAGTATTACACCCGAAGACAGATATTGGAACTTGCAAAGCAAGACGACGAAGGATTTTAATTCGTAATGTCATGTACGAGATAACAGACGTAATACGCGAATATCTGTTTGTTACGCTCCGTCTGCGCGATGTGCAGACGGGCGTGACAAGAGAGTGGAAGTATTGGGATGACCTGGAGGAGTGGCTGTGCAAGGAGCACGGCGTGAAGGATTTGAAAGGTCTCATTATAGATAAGCTGCCTGATTATGGAGATTGGGTGGAAGCAGGGAAATAACTTATAATTTGACATCTTTTCAGCCCTATCGCAGCACGGTAAGCGAAACAGAATGAAAAAAATGACTTATGACGAATATGAGCGTTTCTGTATTGAGAAGCGTGAACAGTTCTACGAAGAGTTCGATGAATTTATTGACATGGAGAATCCTGCTGACTTGAAATTCAATATTGACTTTGGCGAGATATATAGTATTGCAGCAGTCAATAAAGATGCAGATGTTGTTGCAGCGTTTTTGCCAGATGATGACTATATTTTTTATGCCACCTCTGTGTCCGAGGTTATAAAGTATATTGGGATTATATATCCTGAATATAAGGAGGAATTGATGGACAACTTCGTGGAGTTGCAGGGAATGCATCGTATTCACCGTATAGAATTTTTTCCTTCTAATTGGGAAATGTTCACTTCTGATGGCTGTCGTACTTTTGATTTTGAGCCTTCCTCCTACGATAATGAGGATGAAGCTTGTCAGGAATGGATTGATTGGTGTAATGATCTCTGCATTGATGATAATAGTATAGAGAAATTTATGACTGATGTAAAAATTCATACCTCTCTACAGGAGTATTCGAGCGATTCAACAGAAGACGAGAAAGAGGAAGATGAATAAAAAAGCCCGACCTAAGCCGGGCTACGCGAGCCATCTGGCTCGAATCTACGATAGTAGAAATTCGTTCTTTGGAGAACGTTTGAATTTACAATTCCGAAGAATTGACGGTCAACGGAAGTTGTTATTTCTTTCAATTCCATAAAGGTACGATTAAAAAGCCTCCGAAGACTGGTGCAAATATAAGAATTAAAACGGTACGGACAAAGAAATTGGCTGTATTATTAACAAATATTTAAAAAACAATTCTATTATGGCAGAACAGATCAGAGTATGGAAGTCGAAGAACCTACGCTCCACCTATATGCTTGTATATAGAGACGAGCTGACGGGGAGGCTGCGTGTCACTCGGATGGATGGCAGAAAATGCGACAACGAGAAGGACCTGATAAACAGTTATAACATGTTTGGTGGTAGTCTTTGGGCGTATTGTCGTGATATGGGCAAGACTATTGAAGAGATACGCTCAGCAGTAGAGCGAGAGATTGCTGAGGACGAAGCACGGCGAGAACACGAAGCCTTGCAAGCGAAAGCCGAAATTGAAGCAAGGGCTAAAGCTCTCGAAGAAGCCAAGGCGGCGAGAGCTGCACTGGCAGGAACAAAGGAGAATGTCACGGTCAAACCTTTTGAGGTTCTGCAAAGTTACGACCTGTTAGAAGAGCGCCTTGAAGTCTTGAAGCCTGGTGATTATGTCGTGTGCATAAATTATAAGAAGTATGGGAGTTTAGAGCTTCGGGCAAAGGCTCGCGAGTCTGATCATCTGAAAGTATTGACAACGGTCGCAAAGGAGGATAAACCTTCAAAAGCATCTTTGCATCGTTTCGCCGTTGCTGTGCGGAAGGCTTACGAGTCTGGCATAAACATCATCGGTAAGACGCACGCCCTGACAAGCTTCGGGAAGAAAATAGTGGATGCAGCTCCCTACATCAAAGAGAGCAAAAACACCTACTTTTCCTCGGCTGCGCCTCGAAGATATTATGACAAGAACACTTTGGTGTACTTGAAACTTGAGCAGATAGAACAGAACGATAATTAATTGATTTATTATAGACAATATGGAAAAAGACAAAATCATTTACGACAAACGTAAGGCCATGGGCGAGAGCATCCGCGCGATGCGCACCGCCCAGGGCTGGGAGCAGGAGCAGCTCGCCCAGATTGCGGGCATCACAGCAGCAAACGTCCGCAGCGTGGAAGCCGGCAAGTATGCCGTCAATATTGATGTGCTTAACAAGATTGCAGGAGCGTTAGGTGCCGAGCTGAGGATGGTGGAAAAGAGCTTTTAAAGGTAAAAAGGTAAAACGATATGGAAACAACAACAAGTAACACAAGAGCTGGCCGCCCTGCCATGGAAGGCAAAACGCGGCGATATATCGTGGCCGACGATGTGCATGAGTGGATCCTCCAGCACGGTGGCGGACAGTATATCACGGACACCATGCGCTGTGTGCGTGTTACGAGCGGGGGCAAAGGTGCTGTGACTGATTATGCGATGTGCATTCTTCGCGCTGCAACTTGCTTCGATTTTGAGGTAGATCTTACCGAGCCTTATGCTGACTTGGGATTGAAGGCTCGCGACATGATATTGTCGGAGGTAAAAGAGCCTGAGACATATCATGTGTACAAGGAAGGGACGTGGAAAGATGGCGTTTTCTGTAATAACATTGGCTCCCTTGCTATCAGTTCATCGTCAGAATGTCCTGAAGACGAAAGCAAGCGACGTTATTACAGGCCGTTGGGAAACTTCGGGGATTATAAGCGTATTCCTTACAAGTGGGTGAAGACAGGAGACTATTGTTTGGTTAATCGGTATATCGACGACAAAGCACGAGTCGTAGGCGTATTGGCGCAAGTAGAGAAGTGAAAACAAATAATAACAATAATAAAAAAACAAAGTGTTATGGCAACAAAGAAGGTATATCCATTTATCAATGCGAGAATTGCAGCAGGTGTCGATGAAACACTTGAGGATCATGTAATTACATTTGATGCTCGTGAGGTGGCATATTACCACCGTCATGAGGGATTGGGCGGCAACGGGGACATTGTGACAGTTGGCTTCAAATCGGGCAAGGAAATAGATATGTATCTCGGGCTTGACGAGGAGTGTTATCCTGATGACAATCTGATTACAAGAATTGATTTGGCGCAATACACTCATTTCTGGCACGACAACGAGGATTCTACGCCTAACGAGGACGAGGATTAACACACCAAAAAACAACATTTTAATATTTTATAGAATATGACTAAGATTGAGAATTTTGAGGAAAAGCCGAAGCGAAAGCGTAACTATCCGCAGGTAGGCGAGCCGACACTACGAAGAGAACGCGAAGACACGTCGGAAAGTGAAGACAAGGGCGTGAGCGTGAAGACTGTGTTGGCGGGTGTACTGGCGGTGCTGATGGCTGTGTCAACTGGTGTCGTGATGTTAGCGTTTGCGGGCGCTGCGGTGTTCTTAATGCCGATGATCGGCGGGATGCGAGAGTGAGTGTTGAATTTTGAATTTTGAGTTTTGAGTTATCGCTTCGCGATTTTGAATTATCAATTTTGAATTTTATTTAACTATGACAGAAACAAAGAAATTTTCAAAGGATCAGATTGTGACGATGGAGCATATCTTGAAGAAGGGCTTTGCAGGATATGGTCGAGTGAATGGAACGGCAGCACGTCCGGAACTGAAGGAACTTGTGGAAGCTGGGTATCTCTCAGAGAGCTATATGGAAATGTTCAATGAGGATGTGTATAGGTTGACAGAGAAGGGCAAAAGTCTGGTGAGGTCACTTGTAATGTGATTCATATAATTATAAAACACAACTATTATGACTATAGGAGAGTATTTTGAAAACTTGAAGGCTCTTGCGGATCACGCAGGAGCAGACAAGACTGGAGTGAAGATTGATACCGATGACGGGTATTGTATCGAAATCACGATAACTAAGAAAAAAAATAAAAAGTAAGAAACAAAAGTAGAGCATTTATGAAAAACCAGAAATTTGAGATCCGCATTGTCGTAGGCGGCGATGACGAGAATGTGAAAATGGAAATTGAAGTATGGAAGGACGGGAGGACCTCTGACTTTAGATTGCTTGAGGGTGATAACCTGCGACTTGCATACGAGAGCATGAAGAATGCCTTGGGCGTTGTAGCACGGCTGTATATCGAACAGCTACACAAAGAAGGGAAACTCAGCGATGAGCAATACCAGCAGTTGCGTGCGAAATGACGTGCGTAACGGTAGCATGCGACAAGCCCTATACACCGAGCAATGAGGGTAGCAAGCCCGATGTGGCTGTACCTGATGGAGGCTCGGGCGATGTTGAGCAAGAACAGGCTGGTGAGGTGCTGTGGGCGGAGAACGACACGGCACGGTTCTACATGCAAAGGCGCGAGGTGAAGGACGTGACACTGACCGACTACCCTACCCCATCGTCGTTGATCAAAGATCCGCGCTACCGACTTCCTACAAGATTGGAGGCTACGCGCTTCTTGAAACTCGTTGACGCGCCTGTCGGATGTTGGCACAGCAAACAGCGCATCCTGTGTTTTGACGATTCCAAAGACAAGGGCATAAAGGCTGGCAGTACGACGTTTGGCACAGGCCGTTTCTATACATTCAAGCCCCACGGCAATGTGACAATGGCGGGTACGATAACTCGCTATTGCCTATTGCCCATAAGAACCGTGAGAACAAAAGGTGACGTACACATAGATATAAAGATAGAAGACAAATGGGAATAAGATACTTTTGTACTTTAGTACTTTTATATTTCTGTATTTTAGTACTTACGTTAGTATTTACGAACGTACTTATATATTTATTTATCTATATATTTATTTATCTACATAGATAACTATATAGGCTTTTATTTACATATTTACTTACTTACTTATGTATGTAAATAGGTTGTTAGATATTTAGATAAATACTTAGATAAATATTTAGGTAAGTAGGTAAATAGGTAGATAGATAAATGCGTAAGTAAATAGGTAAATAAATAAGTAGATAAAAATTTGGTAAGGTTAAATATTATTCTTAAATTTGCAGCGTAAAACATTTTAATATTGATAATTATGGAAAGACTAAGAGAAGTTCTCGCCATTGTGAATGACAAAGGCGGGGTGGGTAAGAGCACAACTGCCCACAATTTGGCTTGCGGATTGATCAAGCTGAACCCAGACATGCGAGTGCTTATTGTAGACCTCGATGCTCAGGTTGCGAACGTTTCGTTGCTGTGCGGCTGGCGTGATCGTCAGGACAAGCACGGCACAATGTACGAAGCCTTGGTAGACAAGACTGCGATGCCTGTGTACCAGGTGAGCATTGACAAGCAGGACTATTACGGCAACCTTTTTATCGCTCCTTCATCTGAAGACATGCTAAACGTGGAGCCGTTTCTGCTGCGTGAGTTGAACCCATTAAAAGTGCTGTGTAAGTTGTTCGCATTACCCGTAGTGCTCCCAGAAGACAAAGGCGGCAAGCAGAGTGTAATAGAAGCCTTCGACTATATCATCATCGACTGTCCTCCTGCCATGAACCTCGTGACCAAGAACGCCATGTCTGTGGCAACAGGCATCATCATCCCCATGCAGCTTGAAGCGCTGCCAACATTTGGCTCGTCAAGCGTGATACACTGGGCAAAGGAAGTGAGAAACGAGATTAACCCCAACCTTGAACTTCGCGGACTGCTGAAGGTGATGGTTGACAAGCGCACAAAGGCAAGCGTGGGCTTCTCGAAACATATTGATGAGGAATACGGCAGTTATGTGTTCAAGACAGAGATTCCGCGTCGCACAAAGATTGTGGAAGCCCAGGCGATGATGCAGGACATCTTCACTTATGCTCCCGACTGTGACGCAGCTCAGAGCTATGAGGCGTTTGCAAAAGAAATAGTTGACACATTCAAGAATCAATAAAAAGAGATAACCATGGGATTTAATTGGAACGATTCGCCAGTAAAAAAAGTGGCAGACGATATAAGGGACAACAGCGAAGCACCCCTTTTGACACAGAGTACACAGCAAGAGGAATCTTCTGCTGTTGTGGCCAAGTCGGAAAGAAAACCAACAACTGAGCCTACGAATGAGGCAGTAGTCGATAATAAAGAGAGTGAAGCAGCAGAGAATAGAGCCAAAAACACCTCGACACAAGCAGCCAAAGGGCGTAATCATAGAAGAACCCTGACAGACACCTCATTTGCTACAAAGGGGAAAAAGACTGAGAACGGCATCGTCGTAAACGTGCCTATGGAGGACTATATGCAGTTGACAATGATGAAATTTCAAACTGGGCGCACGTTGAAGGACCTCGCTTTGCAAGCAATACATGAGTTTGTTGAGCGGAATAAGTAAGGTAAAATCCTACTAAATCTTTTTACCAAGTCACTACAAAAGTGTGCTGTTTGGGTTTGCAACACCTACGGATTTGTTTACATCATTGTAGATAACTAATTGATAATTAACACTTCCAAAACCTCTTAATATGATATAATTATAAGTTATTATTTTATTCCTTTTTAAAACGAAAAAATTCATATCTTATAATTATATTATGTTAAGGAATTTTTGAGAAGTTGAAAATCAACGAGTTAGAGCATACGAAGTAAACAAAAACGTAGGAGTTGGTAAACAAAAACGTAGGTTTTGGCATATAAAAACGTAAATAGGAACAAATGTAATAGACTAATTTCTTATGAAGAAGATAATATCAGTATTGTTCGCGTTCTGCCTGTGTATGGCAGCAAGCGCACAGCAGCACATGAAGTTTATGGGCATACCATTAGACGGAACGGTGGACAACTTTGCCTTGAAGCTGAAGGCTAAGGGCGTGACATACGATGCAGCGAAGTCGAAAGCAGCTGGGCAAGGCTGTAGAGTCTTTAACGGCACGTTTATGGGTGAGAACGCTACGATTAATGTTGCTTATAATCCTAAAAGCAAAATGGTGTTCAGTGCTGCGGTTGAAATGCAATATCCAACTGTAGAGTCTGCTCATATCCCCTTCTTGAACTTAACCGAGAGTTTGCAACGGAAATATCCTAACACCACGCCCGAGGAAAACCGAGGTCCAGACGGCGATGTTATTGGACTGGCGTTTAATATTCCTGACGAAACAGGTGGCAACAGCATTGGTTTTATCCTTCAATCATTGAAAACGCCCAGCTTCGGGTCTGGTGTTTCTATTTGTCTGATGTACACCGATATGGATAACTTTGAAAAAAGCGAGGCGATACTCAACGAGGACTTGTAATATGTAAAATCCTAATAAAGTTTTTACCAAGTCACTACAAAAGTGTGCTGTTTTGGTTTACAACACCTACGGATTTGTTTACCAACTCCTACGGATTTGTTTACTTAAACCTACGGATTTGTTTACCAACTCCTACGTTTTTGTTTACTTCACCGTAGATAACTAACTGATAATCAATTCTTCTAAAACCTCTTAATATAATATAATTATAAGATATGGATTTTTTTTTGTTTTAAAAACGGAATAAAATAATAGATTGTAATTATATTATATTAAAGATTTTTTGAGAAGCTGAAAACCAACGAGTTAGAGCATACGAAGTAGACAAAAACGTAGGAGTTGGTAAACAAATCCGTAGGTTTTGGTACATAAAAACGTAGGTTTAAGTAAATAAAAACGTAGGTATGGCAAAGAAAGCGAGAAAAGAAGATAGAGAAAACCAACTACAACTTGCCCTAAATGAGCTGCGCTGGATTAACACGCCCGTCAACTATACATCATACGCTAAAAGCTATTCCCTCATACAGCAGGATGTTATGTTGTTGGTAAGCGGACGACTGCAAGACCATTTTGCCAAGTTCTTGAATGAGCACCGATATTTGAGCAAAGAACGTCCGAATGGAGGCATAACGAAAGAAGACCTGCTAAAGATGGGATCGATACGTTTGCGTCTGGCTGACTTTGGTATAGACAGTAGTCATTATGACGAGTCGGTGAAGGTGATAAACCAAATGAAGAAAATTGAGTTTCACCTTCCGCGTTTTGATCCAGCAACAGGACTTAGAAAAGGTGAGGACTACATGCCTATCTTCAGTAAGATATTTATTCCTAAGAATTTCACGTCGCGAGAAGGAGAAGACCTTAACTATTCGGGGGATAGCGGTACAAAGTTAGACGAGGACGGACAGGAGGTGCGCAAGTTTAGACGTGACGGATATATTGAGGTGACGATCAACATCGAGGTAGCAAAAGCCGTGTTTGATATGACGGACGGATATTTCAATCATCTTGAACGAATAGCCTATTTCTGCAACTCGGCTTACACGTCACGTCTTTACCTCCTGTTGATGAAGTATGCGAGCAAAGGGCAGATGCACCCGGTTATAGACTATCATGAGTTGAAAGATGCGTTGGGTATGTTTAAGGTAGACGTTGAGAAAAGCGACGATACGCAACCCGCAAAGGTCGTGACTACTGAGAAATATCAAAAATTCTCACAGTTCCGCAAACAGGTGTTGGATGTGGCGCGTGGTGACATGGAACGACTGTGCGAGGAAAACAAGATAGAGATAATGCTCTCGTGTGTTGACCCAGACAAAAAAGGCTACGAGCCTATTTATAGAGGCAGCGCAAAACGAGGCAATCCGGAAAAGATAAAGTTTCATATCAAGCGCACGCCGTTGGGTGTGGCGCGAGATCTGGAACTGCATCGTGGCTCGTCAGAAAAGCGTTTGTGCGCCAAGCTGATGTCGCTATATCCTACACTCGACGAAGAACGGCTCAAAACGTTTGTTGCCGGTGTTCCTGAAGACCTTTGGAACGACTTCAAGACGTATGCCTATAATGGTGTGCAAAAGGCAGTGGAGCAGCCGCATAGATGGAGTGGTACGATGGAAGAGTTCGTGTTTTACATCATGGAGCAATGGATAAAGCAGCATAGTGCGAAGCCCGAGCCACGGCAGCAGACGTTTAACTTTGCCGAAGTTGAGGAGGAACCTTGGGAAAAAGAATGGCAGATGTTTTTAAACTTAATTGACAAACAACTTGCTTCTGACTTGAGAAGGGTTAGGTACATATCGCTTGAGAACGGTACAGTATGTCTTGGTGCTACGAGCAAGGCCCAAGTGGAAATGATAGAAGCACATTTCACGGATGTTGCCGTTTTAAATCATACTAAAAAATGTTTGGCAAAGGTATTCGGCAAGACAATAACCTTAAAATATAAGATCGTAAAGCAATAAAAATTCACACCGCTTACCCATTCCCAAGGGTAGGCGGTGTTTTAATATGTCCTGTTTGTGTCAGCAACTTTTTTTACTTTTGTATGCAGAAACCAACAAGATATATTAAAACACATGGGAAAAATCAAGATCATTACATTATGGCTTCTGGCTGTAATCACGTTTGCGAGCTGCGCTGCCTCAAGAAAGGTGGAGCAGGGGAGTAGTGAGCAACGGCGTGATAGCACCGTAACCATCGTTAAGGACAGCGTGACAAAATCGGAAACGAGGACGGACAGTAGCGCCGTTATAGTCACGGACGAGAATCATACGTTCGGCAGCATGACCGACAAGGGTTGTAACGAGGAGACCATTACCGAGCGAGTGACCGAGAGCACGGATGCCCAGGGCAACAAGACCACCACCACCGACCGGACAATACACCGCAAGGGCGACTATGAGCGCAATGCCACATACGAGGCACGACTGAAGCATCAAGAAGAGATAATATCACGGATGCAGCACACAATAGATAGCTTAGTGTTGAGCAATAGACAGGACGTTGGCACCCACTGGGCGAAAAAGGATAGCACGAATGTGGTGAAGGAGAAGAACACGAAGGAGATAAAGTCAACATCAACTTTTGATCTAATCACACTCTTTTTATTCTGGATAGCTGTTGTTGGAATTTGTACATGGCTTTACAATAAACGATAGAAGGCATGAGTAGAAAGAAACAAGACATAATAGAAAACACCGAGCAGCCGGAAGTTACCTTGCAAGACTTTGTTATTCCTGCCAAGATAGAAGCCTTCTGTGAAAAATACAAGCCGTTGGACCATTGGCGTGAGGACTGCGACGTGTTTACCGACTATCAGCTTCGCTCGTATTTTAAGGCCGTAGTTTGTCCGCTGGGCGATCCTTTGGCTTTGTATCTTCAGGAGTTGGCTGCGAAGGGCTTCAAGATGAAGGACGATGAATGCGGAGAACCGGTCATCTACGCTGCGCTACGATGATGTTTGAATTACTAATTAATAATTACTAATTAAAAATATAGAAATGAAGAAATTGCATTATTATTACAAAATTTTGGCTATATCAGATGTTGGCGAAGAGTTGCAAAAATTCATGCACCGTTGTCAAGAAGCCGAACAGAAGGCTCTCGATTGGGCCAAGAAACATGGAGCAGAGCACTATTACGAGTCGCCCGTAGGCATGGCAGGTGGAGTGGGAGCCGTGGAGTTTGCCGACACTACCGAACGTGACGGATGGGACAGGGCGGTGTCGCCTGAAGGACGAGTGTTCTTCTTCCCCATCGAAGGCACCGACTTAGAAAAAGAAATGAATAATCTGCCAGTCGTGAGTGAGGCAGAGCTGTTCGGCATACTCAACCTTCAACCGAATCGCACGAAAGACAACCTGCCATTGCCTATGACCTTCGGCAACAGCACGCCTATCGTGTTTCTGTATCAAGGCTACTGGTATGCCGACGTGCCGTATGTAAGTGCCGACATGACGCTAACGAAGATAGAAGAGAAAGAGTTTTATCGTCGCAAGATGGCAGCCATCAACGGACGTAATGTAATATGATTTTTTGTTTTTCGTATGAAGTTAATAATTGGTTTTTATGAAGTCAAGTTAGACTAAAGTATAACACATGTTTTTTGGTTATACGAAAGCAGCCACTTATTCGGGATGAACAGGTGGCTGCTTTTTTGATTATTTGTTCAGTTCGTCTGACACCATGTCGCTGCCATATTCTCTTGCTTTCAACAACTCGTAATTGTTTAATTGTCGAGTGAGATTAGCGATCTGGTTCTGCTGTGCGGCTATGATGTCGAGGAGCCGATTTTGGTTGTCAAGATAGCGCGACTCTATTGCGGCATGCTGCATCTGTAGTTTAATCAGACTTTTAAGGTTCTCGCTGTTCATGTTGCCCAGATTTGCAGGCAACGCGGCATCATCTTTGTTATCAGATGCCTCCTGCTCGTCTTCGACTGCATTTTCTTTTTTATCTTGTCTAACCGTTACCCCCGGAATAGTTGTGACGCAGACCTCGACATCAAGCGGGTCGAGATAACTCTTCTCGCCAGGCAGACGTTCAGACGGAGCACGGTCAAAGCCGCCCTTTGGTTCAAGTTCATCATCTATTGTCGGTATGCCGGGCACAACGGCAGCCTCGCCATTGGAGTCGACATTGCGGAAGAAGGCAGACAGTGGGATCTGAAACGCATTGCACAGGCGAAGAAGACTAATTATAGGTAAAGTTCCCTCGCCGTTAAGCCAGCCTTTCCAACTGTTGTTTGATTTTGAACCCAGCGCGGCCTGTATAGTCTTGACTTGAAGCTGCGGGTTAGCAGCCAACCACTGTTTCAAAAACCCAAAATTGTACTGATATTTCATAACGTAAATATTATAAAAATTGATTATAGTGTAAATATAAGTTAAAGGAACCGTTAAAACGATTTTAAAATTTGCAACAACGATATTAAAAATATATCTTTGCATCAAATTTAAGAATTAAAAATCGAATGACCAAGGAAATTTTTAGAAAAATAACGGGTCCTCGCACGCCTATTGACATAAAAGACGTGTCAGCAGAAGAGAAAAAAGCACTGTTGCTTTTTTTGATGCCCAAGGGATTTTCAATTGCGACCTTTTATAAGAGGTTCTTTCAAAAAGGTTTTTCAGCTTGGGAATTGATAGGTGTTAAGGAGTGTAAAAGGCAATTTTTAGCGTCACCAGAGGTGAAGCGGAAAATTGAAGATTTTTATTATCCTGAGCAGAACGCCCCCGAGGATTTCCCTCTTTCGCTGGCGGACGAAGATAACGGGCGTTTTTATGCAAAGCTCAAGGAGCAGGGTCAAGGCCTTTGCAAGAAATTCGCTTCTTTCATGAAAGAGAACGGAATGAGCGAGCGGACGACATGCACCCGTTTTACGTCTGACAAATGGAAAGACTGGGAAGGCATCGGCATTTTACCTTTGCTAAAAGTCTTTTCAGAACAAACCTCGCTACACCAAAACAATATAGATTAAAGTAAACCGTAAAATATATGATTGATGTTTCTGTCGATTTAGAAACCACTGGCCTTGCCCCCACGGCGGCCGTGATCTCGCTTGGGGCTGTGGCCTGGAAGAAAGATGCCGAGGATACTCCGTTTCTTCTAAACGACGAGAAGAAAGAAGATCCTTTTTTCAGTTACTATTATCATGTGGATCTTCGAAGCCTCTGGGTGCTCGGCGGCTTTACGTTCGAGAAGAAAACATCTGACTGGTGGGCCTCACAATCGCAGGAAGCAAAAAACGAGCTGACCGCATCCGACAATGATGACATGCCTTGTTATCCCATTCAGACGGTTATCTTAGGTTTTTTTGACTGGATCAATTCAGTCAAGGAAGTGTTAGGGGAAAAGGAGGTTCATTTGTGGGCACAGGGAACGGATTTTGATATTGCCATTCTTCGCAACCTCTGTTCGCGTCTTGTTTACGCCTTACCTGTGCAACATACACATTTCCGTGATCACAGGACGTATATATATGAAGTTGGCGACCTTATCTACAAAGTCCTTGAACAGAAGACCGTCATCTCTGATTATATGTTTCTACAGAAACGTTCACCTTATGCTTTGGTGAGCGATTACAAAGAGAAGAACGGTGTTGTTCATAGTCCTGTGTACGATTGCAAGCGCAGCATCTATACAACCTGGCAGCTGTCGGGTATGGTAAAAAGACTTTTAGATACGTCCGACCCGGACGCGGCTAAAAAAATAATCGAAGATATAAGAAATAAAGTACAAAAGTAAAATGCCCACTCTTCAAGACACATACATAAAGATGCCGTTCGTGCCGAAGAAGCGTATGGAGAAGCACCGTATTGCCTACACCATGCTGATGCGGGGCGATAATTTTGACGTACCAACTCTTCTTTTCTACGGCGCTCCTTTTCTCCTCGTAAAAGACGCTTGCCTGTTGATATACAAATACATGTCAGGCAACGTGAAGAATCTCTGTATAGACAGAGAGCACTCATGTAGGTTCAGAAACGGAAAATGTTATTGGCGTATAGCCGTGACTATAGTAGGTCTGAACGAACCCTTTTTGGCTCTTGAGCAGCTTGTCTGGATGTTGGTTTCCTGCATGCAACGTCTTTGCTATTGCAAGATCCGACATTACAGGACAGAGACGTTCTTGAACCTCTAAAAGAAGGTCTCGAAAATGTAACGACATAAAGGACAGTACGACGTGAAGGTAGCTGATAAAAAAGCGTAGGGGACCCGTCGCCTTTCTTAGAGCGACGTTCGTCGGCTGTCCTTTCTCTAAAGATTTTAACGACAATTGTTGTAAAGACAGTTGTAGACAAATGTAAAATATAAAGGATAGTATGGTGACAGAGGTAGCGGCAACGTCCTCCTATAAGTAGGCTGTCAGGTGTGGATGTAAAAGCCTGAGAACACCTGCAATGTCGAAAAACGTTTGGCAAATCACCGGCTACCCTTTTTAAACAACGACTGCGATCATGTTCTTTCATCCTATCATAAATCGCCTCGCTAACATCGACCTGCACATTCTCGTGAAGCCTGCCAACGAGCAGCGCATCGAGGGTCAGACCGCGTGTTTCTGTCCTATCTGCAAGAAGGGACAGGACGCGGATGCCGATGTCAAGCAGACACCCCACTTCATTATCTATGAAAATGAGCGAGGTGGACTGTATTCGGGCGTGGGCGTTGATGACAACCGAATGGCAGAGCATGGTGCCGTGAAGTGGAAATGCACCCGCACGGGTAAGACTGGCTACGGAGCCATCGAGCTGTACGCAGCCAAGATGAATCTTCCGATGCACGGATATAGTCTTCAGCGTATCTGCCAACGACTCGTAAGGGATGTGTATGGCGATACCGACGAGGTGCGCCGTGCCTTCCCAGAGGTGTTCGCCAAGATGGACTACCGTACTCAGGCACAGCAGACCATCGAGACGTTCTCCTTCATGCCGAAGACCGACTTCTCGCCACAAGAGCTTGCAGCCCTTGGGTGTGAGGTGACGCTTGACAAGGGATTGCCTCGCTTCGGCTTTGGCTGTACGTTTACGCCCGATATGCTCAACAAGGATTTCCGTATCTATTCCCTTCTGAGCGTGACGCTGCCTGATGTGATACGCGACGGCCAGCATGTTAGCGAGATTATCCACGGTACGCCCTGGAATCCGCTGTTTGTATGCTTTGCCTCGCAAGAGATAGGCCCCCAAAACTCATACGGATGTTTCTTCCGTCCGGCAATGGCAGGGAGTGAACCGATAGTGTTCTCTACCGCCGAGGAGCACAGCGTGAGGAAGGTAAGTAAGTGGCTCATGGGCGACAATGTATTTGTATATGCGATGGATCAGCGCAAGAGCGACAATACAGCCGTTCATGCGGCTATACAGAAGTTTGAGCCAACGGAAAAATACACCGAGAAGAAGGAAATATGGGTGGAACGTGAAGACAAGGACGGTGTGGGCAAGGGTACGTTCAAGCAAGAAAAGAAGAAGATACCCACTGCCGAGATAAAGGCTCGCAACATCGTTTTTTGCCGCACACCCGAAGACGCATTGAGCGTGTATTATGCTATGCGTTCCTTGCGCCTTGACAAGATAGAAGACCAGCATTTCCAAGATTTCTGTTGGTATCATGTGGCGTTCTCTATTGGTCGCAGAAACTTCTGGTATATAGAGCATGGCGAGTGGAAACGTGAGAATCTTGACTTTAGCGGTGTACAATATCAGAAGATGAACCGCTTTGCCGAGCACGTCATCATCCTATACCCCAATGATATTGTCTCACAGCGCGACTGCGGAGCTATATGCACCAAGTTCAGTTCATTGTACTATGCCATGTTACCTGAAGGGTTCCGGTCACGTTATTGCCGACGCTGGCAGTGGCTATATGGCTGCTCTCCCCGAAGCGTGCGCGACTATCTGCTGGCGTACACCATGAACGCAGAAGAGAACTTTCAGTTCGACCATGATGTCCGTCTGCCGCTTTACTCCAGTTTGCGTGGAGCGAGCAACACAGAGCCGTTTGATTTAGAATGGCCGCGTGACCCCAGAAGCGGCAAGCTAAAGCCACCTACCTGCAAGGTATCGCCTACGCGATTGTGGCTCTTTATGACTGCACGCGGATATTACCGCATGATAGACCCCGAGAGCACTGACCTCGTAGGACAGTATATCCACCTGAACAAATGCTTTGTGGAGTATATTGACGTAAAGAGCATTATCCAGGCAGCAAAGACATTACTGTTGAAATATACAAAACAGGCATGGCGATATAGCGACAAAGAGAGACGCTTGATGTCCGACTGTGCCAATATGGTAGACAAGGCCTTCACGGAAAAGTCTGCTGGAGGTTTGCAGAGCATGGTGATAAATTTTGCCGATGCCTTCGATGCCAAGACTGAGTATTTCTACTTCAATAATGTTGCACTGAAGATAACGCCCGACAGCATCCGCACGGTGTCTTATGACGACATCAACTTCTTCATCCCCTCGCTTGCCAAGAAGCCGTATGACTTCACGATGCGAGCGTTTAAGACACCTTTCATCATAACCGAGCGACAGGAATACCGCGACCGACTGGAAGCGATAGACAAGAAAGAGAAGATGCAGAATGAGGATGGGTCTTTGGTGTTCTCTACATTCGAGATAGGGCAGATGAAAGCCGACCTCGAAGAATGGGCGCAAACCTACCGTTGGGATGTCAACTGGCAGGGAAAACAAGAGAAAGACCTTTGGCCTATCTTGCGTATCGTGCGTGGTTGCTCTAACGTTCTTTGGGAGCGAGAGCAGGAAGCGCAGCGCAACAAAGAAGAATTGACGGAATTGGAAAAAGCCGTAATCGGTGCTCATTTCGTCAATATGATTTCAGGCATTGGACGTTTGTGTTATCGTTCCGACAAGGGTATGATGCCAGTCTGTCCGTATTTCCTTGAAGATGACATTCCCGACGAGAAACAGGCTACTGGCGGTTCGGGCAAGTCTATCATCGTGAAACTGGTAGTCGGCAGTGCTGTGAACGTGCTCGACATTGATATGAAGCGCATGGAGCATATTAACGATGCAAGGTTTGTGCTGGGCAATCTACTCAGCGAGCCGTTCAAGTATAGGGTTCTACACTGGGAGGATAAGCAAAAAGGATTCCCAATGAAGTACTTCTACAATATGGTTACTACGGGACTGACGGTGGAAAAGAAAAGCGTAGATCAGGAACTTGTTCCACTAAAAGATGCCCCTAAGCACGTCATCACCTGCAACTATCCGCTGTCTGATGATGATGATTCGACCGTAGGACGTTTCCCTCTCGTCAGCTTCTCGAATCGTTTTGCCCGAGCCAATCCGCAGAAGCGTAAGGCAGCACGTCTGATGTCTGCATTGATGAAGAACTTCAGTGATAAGCCAGAGGAAATTGACGACACCGACCGCAACCAAGCCATTTACATTTGTGCCTTAGCAGTGCAGTTTCTGATGCGCTATCACACCTTTGCCATTGCACCGCAAGGCAATGTGCGTCGCCGTCAGATGGTTCAGAAGCTCACCGAGAGCATCGTGCGCTATTTCGAGTGGTTCTTCTCTCGCAATGAGGTCTACGGAGTGCCGATATGTACGGACGATATGTTCAACGAGTTTATGCGCGACTGGGCAGATGCCTCTGAAGGTAAGAGCAAGGAGTATAGCCGTGCTACATTCAAGAAGAAGATATACGACTATTGCGAAAATATGTCGATAACGTGCAACCCCAAGCACCTCTTTGAGAACGAGAGCGACAAGCAGCGCAAATGCTTCAAGCTACAGGCATGGGTTACGCAGGAATACTTCACTGGACGCGAGTGGGAGAACGACAACACCATTGAGCCGAAATTCATTCGCTATCTCCAAACGTCAAAGCATGTGTTCTTCTTCTACCGTCCTGGCAAGGATGCGATACCGAAGGACTACCGAGAGTTAAAACGCATAGCAAAAGCATTTGCCGAACAGCCCGACCCGCTGCCATACCGCGATGATGACGGAAATATCGTACAGCTCACCTATGAAGAGAAAGAACGGTGGGAGAACAACAAGACGCGCAAACAGGGTAGGCGAATGGCTCCATTTGTGGCAACAAATAGCACAGCGGCAAGTGTTCCAGATATAAAGGATGAGGAGAATATGCCGTTCTGAGAATCAAAAACAAGAATGTAACATTTTAATTCATTATAGATTATGGAAAAGATAATTTTACGAAAGGACTACAAGACAAGAGTAGTGCCTGTTGAAGAAGCGGTTGGCCATTATTTAACAAAGATGGCCGCTCGCACATGGACCGAAGAGTTCGTCGATGAAAGCACAAAAGAAACGGTAAAAATAGACCGTTGCGAGGTGTTGCTGGAGAGAGGAAAACTTATCACCGACAAGTTGGCTAACGGACTTAAAAAGCAAGGCGTTAATGAGGTTGAAATTTCTGACTGTCCTTTCCGTGCGGAAGAGGAACTGTATTTTTCTCGTCTCGTTCATGTAAAAGTTACTGTTCGTAGCAGCAACAACGAGAATGCCGTGCTTATCGTGCGTAGCGACTCTCTGCGTGGAGCACAAGATTGCGCCATTGACTATGCCGAGGGAGCGGTAAACAAGATCTTTAATTCTAAAGAAGCAAACTATGTGTATATCACCAAGTCGGAAATCATCGGCAAGTTCCATTTCATTGGTCGTACAAGTGCCGACATTGAGGAGGAAGAAGAACAGCTGAAAAAGGATCCCGATGCACTTGTAAAAGAGCCGTTCAAGGTGAAGGCTAACTTTATAGATGCTGAAATCTATATCCCCAATGACCGATCTCATTGTGGAGTTCATAAAAACGAAATGTTTGTTGTGTGGGCATACGATGTGGTGACAGCTAAAAACATCGTCTTTGGCTATCTCAAGCACAAATTTAAAACCGTATTGAACGACCGGGAGACCTTGCGCATTGTAGGGGCCACACAGTTCTATGCGCATACTTATGTCCCTGCTGAGTACTGCAATGAGTATATCAAGGACGAGCGAAAAAAGCTTCCGGTAGAAGAGTAAAGCAATGCTTTGATGGTTAGTAATAAACATAAATAATTAAAACAATAAACGAAATGGCAAGTTACAGCGGCAACATTGACTATCTTGCACCTAACGGTGTAAAGGTGTTAAAGGGCATTGACAATGACAATCCCGAGAGAGTGTACATTTGCACTCCTTTGGATGTAAACGAAATCAAGTTGGAGCGTCATCCGCAAGACCCCAACCGTATGGTGGCAAAGATGCGTGTTAACATCTGGCCTCTGAGTGAGAATTATAAGAATGTAGTGCGTCGTTCAGCCCAGGAACGTGGCAATGCCAATGTTTCCGTACCGACGCACGAGATGCAGATGTCTTTCTCGGTTGGCTACATCAAGTCGGTAGCGCAGAAATTCCCGAAGCTCGTAGAGCAAGTGAAGGAAGCCAACAAAGAACGCGACCCCGAGATTATGGGCCAAGACCCCACCGATGAGAACACCCACCTCTTCAAGGCTATCCGTCAGCGCATGAACAAGCGCCTGGCTATGCTCTACCAGCCACAGGCGACACAGCAGCCTTCACCATACGCCACACCGAATGTAGGCGTAGCAGGAGCAGCCACCGGATATGTGGCACCAGCCGAGGGCACCGACCCGCTCGCTGGCTTTACCGATGCCGACGTGGGCGACCTGCCGTTCTAAGAATTAGGAGTTTTGAGTTTTGAGTTTTGAATTATGCGCAAGCGCATTTTGAATTATTCATTTTTGAATTAAGATGATAAACAAACTCAAAATTCAAAACTCGACAACTCAAAATTGCCAAAATCTTGCTTAGGCAAGCGCCAAAGCCGATTACAAAATTCAAAATTCAAAACTCAAAAATATGAAACTTCAAGCTCAATCTTCACGCGCTCTTTATGCGGCGCTCAACAAGTCTATAAAATGTATAAGTTCAAGAAACACGATAGCCATCCTTGGCAATGTGCTGATAACACAGAAAGACGACCGTTTCTTTTTCGTGTCGTCAACGGGCGAGTCGCGTCTTTCTCTCCCTGCACCCTTGACTCTTGTCGGAGGTAAATATGAGGGTCCTGTGTGTATTCCTTACAAGGAGATTGTTTCGCTTCTGTCTTCTTTGTCCGATTGTGTTGTCACGTTTACGTTTAACGACAAGAAGAGCCTGACAATGGAATATAGTACAGACGAGACTCGTACAGGAAAGTGCGACATTCCTTGTTTTGATGGTGCCGAATATCCCAATATGACAGACCTTGACGAAGAGAAGACAATGCGCCTGTCTTTGTCTCTTTCGCTCTTTCAGTCGGTCGTTACCGATGCTTCGCGTTTCACCGTTGAGAACGAGCTTCGTCCTGTCATGGCGTGTCTGCTTCTTGATGTGTCTGAAGACCGCTCACGCATCAATTTTGTCGGAACTAACGGCAAGATCCTGTTCAAGTGCAGCCACTCCAACGATCCTGCCCACGGTGGCAGCGACTTTTACCGCGGTGGAGAACCTCGCCCCTTGCTTATCAGCTTATGTTATTTCAAGGTATTGTCCGTTTTAGGCGAAGACGGTTCCGTGGACATTTCGACCGATGGCAACATAATGGTCTTTACGTCAGACGACATGGAGATCCGTTGTCGTTGCGCAGAAGGACGCTATCCCTCCTACACAGCAGTAATTCCGGCGAAAAACCCTTACTTCTGCGTTGTTGACAAGAAAGAACTTGTAAACACTATAAGACGAGTCGGTGTCTTCGCAAGTAGCGAATCGAACCTTGTGATCATAAAAAAGAAGGGTGCGTTCTTGAACCTCTCAGCCCAAGATACCGATTTTGCAAGAGCCGCCGAAGACCAGGTGCCTTTGTTGTCGGATGACTGTCCCGACAATTTTTGCATTGGTACCGCAACGAACGAAATCTGCAATTGTCTACTGACTATCCCGTCAGACACGGTGCGCATAGCCGTGTCTGACCCAACCCGGGCAATGGTCATTACAGCCGATGATCCCGCGTCCTGCATCATGACCCTGTGTATGCCGATGTTGATCAATGACTAATCAATTCAACATTCAACATTCAAAAATAAAAAAAAATAAAAATATGGACGATACCCTTCTGTTTATCCCGCCTTGCTGTGTAGACAGTAAGCTGCCGAGAGCCGTCATGCAAGCCCCATCGCGTGTGCTCACGTTTTACACACATGGCGACGTAACCTTTGAGCGCTTTTATAGGGCTATCAGTCACATTGTCGTAGATGCTCACGTCATGGTGCTGTCCATGCCTCTTGTGACCAACGACGTGACCCTATTCCTTCAGTTGTGCTTTGAGCGGAAATGGCTCACACACCTTGTGCTTTCCACCTACCACTCCTGTGACCGGCTGTTGGAAAAATATCTTAGCGCATACAAAGACCGCATGTTATATGTACGCAGCGACGATGCTGGTGAGATGGCCTCGCACATGGTGCTTTACAACAAAGACAGAGCACTCGTCCTCACAGGCCTGATGCTTGACCGCCCGAGACTTGACGTTCGTCTGATGTGTTACACCTTGACATACTATCCCAGTCACATTCTGTCGTCTACGCAGCAAGACTGGGGCAATGCTCTTCGTAACGCTCTCTTTCCCGATGTTCTCAGACATCGCAAGGAGCAGTTTGCGCACGGCATAAAGCGCATGGAGGACCGCGAGCTTGACAAGTTTTTGCATCTGGAGTTTCCTCCTTTGCATGACTAACAAAACTATTGTTCTATGAATAGGTTAATACACTCATATACAGAGCTCCGTATGTTCATGGAGCGATGGCAGTGGGACGATCCGCGCACAGGAAAGCGTGTTACGGGCTTCGACCCTCCACAGACAGCAAGAAATGTAGAGCGCAAGTCGTTCTACATCAAATTTCTTACCAAGACAGGACATGTGGACGAGGGTACCTGTGTTTGTCTCTCCGTTGACACCATGCGCCACCAACGTAAGGTGAAGTTTGTGGAGAGCGGTGAGATAAGGGTCGTTAACGACATCCTTGTGTTAAACGTAGACGGCACAAGATTCATAACACACTAAAGAGTTTTTAAATGTAAATAAGTAAAAAGTGGATTTGCAACGTTATTACATGACCGTTTCTGTTCGTGAGGATAGAAAAGAGTCGTTTAGTTGTAATTATGCAGTCGCTCTCGGTTCGTGAGAATAGAGAGTGTTTTTAAAAACAATTAAAACGATTATATACTATGTGGAACTTTATAAAAAACAGAAATAGCAAAAAGTCTGCGTCCCTTAAAAAAGAGACGCGCGACATTGTGACCATAACCGAAATTTTCAAGAAGTTTGAGCAGTATGGCCTTGTGTCTTGGCGATTAAAAGACAAGGTTCTCCTTATTGAAGAGTCTTTGGCCCTCGTAAATATGACAGGTGGACGCGAGGCTTTTCAGAAGTTTCTTGATCAGGCGGCCATGTGGCAGAATGCCCGTTTGATAAGCGACGGCTACGAGGCTTACCGCATAAAAGTTGAGACCGATGCTGTGCGTCAGGCAGAGAAGAATTTTGCCGTGCTTACAAAGGCCGACATTGCTCGCATCCGTCAGCACGCAAGGCGGGAGATGCGGATGCTCCCTCTTGAGGAGCTTGACTATATAAAAGAGTTTGACATATTCATTATCAGGAGTCATGCTCCTTCAGCACAGAACGCAGACCCCAAGAGCGACGAGTTGCTTGCCGTGGGTCATTATGATGGCAAAAAAGTAGAAATGGCCCTCTACGAGGACATAAAACACAACTTGATAAACACCGACAAAGATGATTAAACTGAAGCTTGACCATCAAGATCTGCTCTTTGCCATTGAGGGCTTCGCGCGAGGCTCCCATCTGCGCCAGCATGTCTGGCAGCAGATAGTCTATAAGAGCATCCCTCAGATGACCAACGACGATCTCGACTTTTTATGGTATTTCTGCCGCCGCGACCTTTTCGGGTGTTATTTCCCGTCCTTTTCCGATGGCAGACGGCTGCCTAAAGCTCCCGGCTGGTTCGACTACTTGCATGTGCTCGCGGCCCTGCATAGGAGCAATCGCTTCAATGTGGTCTTCGTGTCACATGCCGACAACAAAAAACACAAAGCCCTCTGCTACCGTTTCGACGGCTTGTTTCGCCCTCTTGCCGTTGACGGTCCGATGCGCATAAACAAACTTGAAAGTTTTCATTCTTTCATTCCTACCGACGACATTGTGTGTATGAGAAGGCATCTTTACAACGATAACAAGTATGTGTCGGAAAAACATCTTGGATGGTGGCAAGACATAGACATCTATGAGCACCCTGAAGATGTGGAAGCGGAAAGTTTAACATTTTAATATTTTTAATTACAGACATCATGCAACCATTGTTTATCATACGCCGTGCCTTGCTGACTCTTAGCAACGGCAGCAGAATCATGTCACAGATACAAATCCCCCATAAAGTCATCTTTTTAGACCAGTTGGAGAGAACGCTTGTAAAAGAGTTTAACAGTAACCAGCCACATTTACAAAATAAGGTGGTGAAAATACATATAATGAGAAATTGAACAAAAGAATGTTGTAAACCTTTTAAAACCAAAACGAATGTCGAAAGCAGAAAATATAACATGTGACAATGTAAAGGACATTATTCGTCTTGCATGCCCATACTATGAGAAGAAAAGCGAGTTGCACAATTATGACTCGTTCATGTTTGTAGAGAACTCGCTGTGCAGTTTGTTATTATTTAAAAACGTTTTCCCTGCCCCGCAGGATCTGCCAGAGATTGAAACCGAATGCGACATTCTCTGTCCGCTGGAAGAAACGGGTAAAGATTTTTTCGTTTGCAACATCGACACCGTGCTGCTCAGAACGTCCGTGCTTGATGTTGTGGATCGTTTTGTTGACCGCAAGAAATACCCATGCTGTTACCAGCGCGCCTTTAAAGAGGACGATAAAGTAGTAGTTGTCGAAAACAGTTACGTCTTTCTCAGCGCCCTCGAACACGCAACACGCCTGCTGCCTCTTTGCGGCATTGAGCAGGCAGAACTTTACGACATAGGAGGCAGCCTTTTGTTTGCCGGCAGGAAAGATGGAAAAATTGCTACAGTTATAAAAATAGACAAGAAAATGCTCTGGGAAGGACGTAAATGTCCGGTTGTAAATATCCTCCCGGGCGGTCTTTCTTTTAGCACAGACTCTGAGATTCACGCGGACCTCATTCTCAACACCATAAAAACGCTTAATGAAGCTAACGAGGTGGCAGAGGAGCGCGATTATCTTTTTGCGAAGCTCTACGAGGTGGGTCTTGTCATGCGGGCAGACGTGTTCGTTCTCGCCCATTCGGAACAGGAGGCAAAAGCGATCGCGTGGAGAGACGCAGACAAAGACGATTTTTCCGATGCCTTTGAGATTGAGGATTGCGTCAAAGCAAGCATTGAGTCTGTACCAACGGAGGGCGATTGCCGGGTCTATTGTGAAAACGGCCCGATATATTGTGATGAGTTTCATGAGACCTTCGACGATAAACTGCAAGAAGAGCAAGATTAACACCAGTCATTCAAATATCAAAAAATTATATTTGCAGATATGAAACCTAAGTTAAAAGAAATCGTACAACAATACAAGGATAGCTGCAACAAGTTGGCAGAACTTGTAAACCAGCAGCTCTTCGACGGCTGTCGCAAGTGGTACTGGATAGGAGAAGAAGTAGGCAGTGTGTGCGACTTTGAGGAATGTGACGTGTTGAATCCGTTGGACATGGTGCGCATCATCGAGAACGGTCTGACCTACGACCAATATGCCGAATGGCGTGAGGCCAACCTCGATGATGGCCGTTACATCAACCTCAAATCGTGGCTCATGGGGCTGCGACATGATATGCTGACGAAAAAGAATATCAATAGATAATATGGAAACAAAACGTAAATATACTGACGAGCCAGGAGCTGATAAGGGAGCCATACACTTGATAATAAACAAGTTTCGTAGCAGCATCCGTCCGTTTTGCTGCAATAATCAGTACGACCTCGATACGATTCCCGTGGCGACTGTAAAGGAACTGAAGGCAGCACATACTGTTATGCTTACTGGTGGAGAACCGTTCGTTGTGCCCGGCATTATTGACTTTTGTTCACACCTGCGCTTTGATTACCCTAATATCAAGCAACTCTACGTTTACACTTCTGGCTGTGAGATGTTTTGCCATGATGAATTGTCTTTTGATCCATATTATTTCAGTCTGAACGTGGATGGTATTTATTTCTCACCAAAGATTGAAATTGACTATAAGGCGATTAAGAAGATGCTGACTAAGAAATCTTTTGCGTTAAAATTCTTTCACCACGTCCGCAACAACCGCATCATCCTCATGCCTAACGACTTTATGACTCGTGAGCAGCAGGAGAAATACATCGAGAGCCTATCTCTCAAGGATCTTGCTTGTTATGGTGCAATTTTTGAAGTGGAATATCGGGACTGGCAGGAGGAGTTTAAGCTGAATGGAGGCGTGTGGCGCAGACTGCCAGTGTTCTTGTAATTGTGTCACCCTAAGAAGTAAGAATGTAATGGAAAAGAAAACAAATGTAGACTTTGTAGCAAAAGAAAACTTGGACTTTATATCGGAAGCATTCAAAAAAGAGGAGTCCGTATCTTCGCATTCAATACTTGATGAATTAGAGCGTTTGCATATAGAAGTAAGAGCAGGAAACGGTAACATAATGCCTGGTATGCTCGTCTTTGGTAACAAAACGCCCTCTTTGCCTTTATACCCTGCAAATAAGGAAGGTTGCTGCGTGTTATGCAAAGCGGAAATACAGATTCTTGAAGAGCAGATAGAGCAGTTTTTACAACGAAAGGACGAGTGCAAACCTCTTCATTTGTTGAAATAAAAACAAAAAAGCTATGAAAAAGAAATATGAACTAACAGATCAAACTATCAATGTTGATGGTAGAACACTCCATCGGATTAAGGCACTCAGAGACTTCTCGGATGTTCAAGCCGGCGAACTTGGTGGGTGGATTGAAAAGGAAGAAAATCTGTCCCATGCAGGTAAAGCATGGGTCTATTGCGAAGCCTGTGTCTTTGATAACGCAAAGGTTTCCGACTGTGCAAAAATCTCTGGTTACGCGAAGGTTTTTTGCAATGCCTGCGTTTATGGTAGTGCGGAAGTTCGCTGCTATGCTAAGGTCTACGATGACGCTGAGGTTTACGACCGGGCGTGGGTTAGTGGCAGAACAAAAATATTTGGCCGTTCGCAAGTCTATGGCCGTGCCAAGGTTAGTGAAAGTGCGCAGATCGACGAAGACGTTAAAATCTTAAACTGGGCCGAGGTCTACGGCAACGCACAGGTATTTGGTCATACGCTTGTCTGTGGCAGAGCCAAGGTTTATGGATACGTTCGGCTCTGCTGCGATTGTTTCATCGGTGGCGATGCGGAGGTATGTGACAAATCCGATTATATCGTCTTTAAAAATTTCTGGAGCAGTGGCCGTTATTTCGTTTGGACTCGTTCCAACAACAGGTGGAGAGTAGGGTGCTTCTATGGCACGGGCGAAGAACTGATTAAACATGCCTATGCCGACAGCGAAAAGTCGGGTAGGGAATATGAACGTGCTGTAAGGTATGTGGAAAGCATACTGGCAGACGAGGAGAAGGAAAAAGAATAAACAGATTTGTCAATCTTAAAACATAAAAAAGACATGTGTAAACAATTAAAAGAAAATCTGTCACAGACGTTTATGAGCTCTATGAAGTCTATGATAGATATGCTTGACGAGCACTCTAAAAGCATAAAAGAGCTGGAGCAGCGCATAAACCAGCTGTCCGCAAAGGGCAGTGGTGCTGAGGGAAATAAGAATATAAAGTTTACTGTTGAAAGTCCTTTTTTCGAAGATCTCGACTATTATAATGCTGAAGATGGCGAATATTGCAAGTTTTTAGATACCGAACACCCCGATGCGAATATTGTTGCCATTTTGAAAAAGCCCTACAAGACCGGGGAGATTGTAACGTGTTATGCCTTTTGGGTACACAAACAGAGTGGCAACGATCTTCTCTATATGGCAGACGAAACTTTGTCGGAAATTTACAGTCACTATTCGAGAGGTTTCTGTAATTTTATCGGCAAGTATGTGTCTTTCTGTCTACGAGAGACATACAAAAGGGTGGATCTGACTGAGGGGGATGTGAAGCAAATCAACGATTACATAAAGAGGGTTGGCTATACAGCGGATTTTAAGGGAGTGAAAGTAGGCACCTCTTTGTGTCATTTCGTCTCTGCAAAACTTACTCGCCCTCTCTTTAAGACACCAAAACGCCGTCATGATAAACAAAAAATGAATAATATTTAACCGTATTAATTTCTTACTTTTCATTTTTAAGACGTAAAAAGGGCAGCCGTTGTGATAACGTCTGCCCTTCGCTTTTTCTTATGCAAGCCTAAAAACTAAAAATTGAATATTCCCTAATCAGCTTGCCGATAAATCTTGCTAAGGCAAGCGACTAAGCCGATTACAAAATTCTAAATTCAAAAATGAATAATTCAAAATGCGCGTAGCGCACAATTCAAAATTCAAAACTCAAAATTCAAAACTCCCATCATCTTCCACTCGGCAGCACAAACCACCCTCCACCGCCACGGAAGAACTTGCAACCTAAGTACAGCGTATCGAAGGCATCCGTAAAATCGGTACGGTTTTCCAAGGGCAGCGTGTCTTCGCTCTCAGGCTTTTTTTCTTGACTCTTATTTTTGTGAAACCCTCGATACGAAATCTGCACCTCACACAGCTGCATGGCGATGATAAGGTCGGGGTTGTTCGGCTGGTTGATGCGGATGGCAGGGTAGGAGAGGTGCGCCAAGCCGTCGTTGATAATCTTGTGCTTCACCTCGTGCTTCTCAGGTGCGCCCATATCAATGGCGGTAACGTTCCAGCCATGCTTCTCTAACTCTGCAATCACGGTCATATAGAAACGCTCGTCTGATGAAGCATACGATGCGCCCTGCTTTGCTGTGGCATCATAAAAGTATGTCACGTCGCGGTTGATGGCCCGCTTTGGTGCATAATAATCCGAAAAATCAGCAATCAACCCACGCAGTTTGCGCTCGTTCTTCACATAGAAACTCTTGATAACGTTCAGACATTCCATTCCGTCACGCTCGTACATCTGGCCAACCACAAGCGTATTTATGTTAGCATTGTAATCCAAGGCTGTATACAGAGGGAGGGAGTTGATGCAGTCGGAGTCCATGCGTGAGTCGTTGCGCTCGCCCAATTCCTTGAAATCGGGTTGATAGCTCTCGCTCGTAACTTTCCTTCCACCGATGATGCCCGACACCTTTTGCGTGGAAAATTTTGCAGACGATAGTGGGTCTATCTCGTCGGGGATATACCCGTGGACATGATCAATGTCGAGGTTGGAGTAAAATCCGTCGTTTGACTTCTTTACTTTGATGTTGAGAATTGAAATTGCGAAGGTCATCGGAGGCAAATCGCGGCGCATCTGCCTTATGTAATCCTCACCCAAAATGTCCACATTGTCGAGCGATGACGCACGACGCACACAGAAAGCCACACGGCGCAGCTCACGCAGATAACCGTCTTGAAATTTCTTTGAGCGCAGGAACATCTGCATCTCAAAATCCTCTCCAGGCGTAATCAGATATTCATAGTCGTAAACCAGTTCGGCATCATCCACGGAGAGTAGCTTATAGTTTACCGCCATATCCACCATTGCCTTCGTGATGTGCTTGCCATGATTAGGCATGATACGAAACTCTCCCTCATGCTTCATCATCTTCAGAGCCGTGTCGCGAATATCTTCTTTTACTTCTGCCGGCACCACATGCACCGAATGCCCCGACTTCTTCGCATTGTAAAGCATATCGTTGTAGAGTATAACCTTGTCGGCATAATCCTCCAACTGCTCCTGCACCCATCTGTAGGTCTTGCCCTTGAACGGACCTGTCTCAACGGTCAAGTCTAACTTCTCCTCCTCTTTTTCGAGCCACGACCCTTTGGCTGTGAGCGCAGCATCGGAGAGGAATCGCGTACTCTTATACATCGGATTATACTCTGTAAAGTTGATGTCACCCAACGGATGAGTCTGGCCAGAAAGAGCCGGCAGCAACTCGTCAGTTACCTTTTTTAGCGGAAAGAACCTCGCTTCGTCCCCCACAAGAGCACTGAAGGTATAACTGTTTGCACTCGCAGTCTGAGAGAGGGATATAAGCACCCATCCGGCACCATTGGCAAACCAGATGTAATTGTCATAGTTCTTAGGCTTGAAGATACTCTCACGGGCATGTTTCGGCGGGCGACCCCAACCGAAGTGTATGCCCTGCGTAAAGCCGAACATACGCTCCATGGCCGCCATCGTACTCGGTATGGTCTTGCCGAAGCCCTGTTGTCGCGACACAGCCACCCATGCGCCGAGCATACCAGGCATGGAGTTGCTTGCCATCCAGACGTAAGGAGCCACAAGTCCGTCGGTCTTACCCACACGGCGGGCAGCAATCACTCGCTCGTCCTTGGCTCCCATGTATAGCGACTGTTGCTGGAATTTAGTTAAGTATATGTTATGTGCTTGCTGCATGTTTTTGAGTTTTGAGTGTTGATTTTTGAGTTTTGAATTATGCGCTTTGCGCATTTTGAATTGTTCAGTTTTGAAATGATTAGCCGCGAATTCAAAATTCATAAATTCAAAATCGCAGGCTTTAGCCGAGAATAATTCAAAACTCAAAATTCCTAAATCCTAACTGCCGTAGGCTTGTGTCCTATGTGCCATTTGCTGCACGTCTTGCATCGATACACCGTCATGCCTTGCGCCCGTAGCTTCGGGTTCTGATTGAGATATTCCCACGCATCATCCTCGGTCTCGTAGGCCTCCTTCGCCTTCCACGAGCGTTGCTTGCGTGTGTAATGCTCAGGGTCCGGCTTGAACGGCGGCACCTTGTTAAAGTATTTGTGTTGGTTGTTACTCATGTCTTGTTTTTGTGTTGTTGTCGGTTGTTTTGTCAGAAGAGGGTAGGCTGTGCCAGCTCCAGTTTGATGCGCTTACAAGCCTTGTCGTAATACTCCTTGTTGAGCTCGAAGCCGATGAAGTTGCGCTTCTCGCGAATGGCTGCAATGGCAGTGGTGCCGCTGCCCATGCAGTTGTCTAATATGGTGTCGCCCTCGTTGGAGTAAGTGCGAATGAGGTACTGAATGAGAGCTACGGGCTTTTGTGTGGGATGAATCTTACCTTTCTGTGCGGCATTGCTATACTCCAAAATGTTTGAAGGATAGTAAATGTCATTTTTTACATCAATGTTTCCAAACTTACGATACACGCCATCCCCATTTCCCTCTCTATTATCATACGACTTTTTGTTTCTAAATAAACCTTTAGTCATTTGAGGATTGTAGATGCAATCGCCATAACTGAAAACAGATATATTTTCATACTGCTTGAGAGGTCTTTTTTTTGCGTTCAAAAAACCCACTTTCATTTTCTTGTCCCAAATCCAGTCATATTTCCAATTCTTAATATTTGAAACTCTCAGAAATGTGCTAAAAGGCTCATTGCCGAATAGAACAATTGGAGCGTTTCGCTTTATAATTCTTCTGTATTGCTCCCACAACTTGTCAAAAGGAATTACGCTATCCCAAGCGCAAGCAGTAGTACCATACGGCAAATCGCATATCACGCAATCCACACTCCCGTCCGGAATCCTTTTCATCCCTTTCAGGTAGTCTTCATTATATATCTTATTCAGTTCTATCATGCTTTGTTGTTTCGTAAATCTATCAGTTAAACCATTTCACAGTTGTCTCGCCTTTATATCCTTTCTCCCACACGAACCAGGCGTAAGCCGCTGCGCTGCTGCCGTACTTGTCGAAGTCGCCATTCATAGCGCATTTCAGTCGTGATGAACTTACCCAAACACGAATGGGGGGGGTAGAACGGAAGAGAGCGCGTCGGGCCTTGCCTTCGAGGAAAGTCAGTTTCAGGAACATCGCTACCTTCTTTCCTTCGGGAATGATGCTCAGAGCCTTCTCCACAAACTCCTGCGCATATCTGTAGGGTGGGTTGGTAACGATGTTTCCGTCCCACGCCAAATTATCAATAGCGAGGAAGTCGGCCACCTCGCCGTACCCTCTATCCACAAGGTCGCGGCTCGCCACATCATACCCTGCTGCCTTCAGCACCTCGCTCATGTGCCCCTCGCCACACGACGGCTCAAGAATCCTGCCCTCAAACCGCTCCAGCTTGCACAGCCATTCCGTCGCCTTCGGCTCAGTGGCATAGTAATCCTCCCGCTGCCGATCCGCATCCGTATGGTTGCTTGCGCCTAATGTCTTGAACACAGCAGCCGAGCCGCCCACCCAGTCTTTTCTTTTTATGCTGTTATTCATATTGTGTAGAGTTTGTGTTGTTTATAATGAAATTTACAGCTTTAGAAGAATTTTACAGGCTGACTTTTATCGATTAACTTGCGAGTTTTTTCAGCACAAGCGGCCACGCATTTTTCTACTGCTTCGGTGATGTCCAGGATTTGGCCCTTACGCATATTGTTGTATTTATCACAAGTGTCCTCTATTATTTTGTAGAGAGTCTGTTTCTGCAAAGCCTCCATATAGTCCACATATTCCTTGCACGTCTTGCGCCGTGGTCCCTTTACCCAATCAATGAAGTCCTTCTTCCAGTCCTTCCATGTCTTGATTTTTATTGTTATCATTGTCGCTTACATTTTGAATTGTCGTTTCAAGAAAGAATTACTCTTTATAAGTTCTATCATTTCCTTCTCTGAGTGTAAACCCTCCCAAAATACTTCAGTATGTGAATAACTTCTTTCATCATCAACAGAGAACGGCACGGCATAGTTGGTATATATAACGCCGTGATGTTTTATCAAGTGACGACCTGGATTCTTGTAGATGTTATTGATCCACGTCTCGTTGTCACATTCAGTCCATATTTTACATTCTTCGTGGGTAAGATTTTTGTCGATACCCATAGGATAGTGACCTGCCTTGCCGTTACCTTCTGTTCCGAAATAAATGATCTTTGCCATATCGTGATTGTTTTATGTTGTTTTATAATTCGCCAAAGTCCAGTTTCATCTGTTGGAATTTCTCGGTATACCATTGTTTGTATGCCTTGCCCGAAATCCACCAGTCGTAGATGTTCTCCGCTATTTCGTTTTCTTGCTCCTCTGTCAAGCGGTCAGAAGAGGAGCTGGACGAAAACCCTGGCGCTGTGAGATTCCATACACCTTGGTTTTGTATCCAGTGTCCCGGGTCTGGATGTTTGATGTAGCCGCCTGTGTCCTGAGCAATCCTCTGACGTTTCTGAGAGGTATCCAGTCCTTGCGGATGTTCCACCAGATATATTCTCTTTTGAATACCCCCCCCGTTTCGGATAGCCTTGATAGCCCTTATCCAGTTGCGCTTGATATGCGGATAGCGTTCATTCTCGATGTGCTTCTGCTTTGCAGACGACATAGGGCAGCCGATGCAGCCTATGCGATGCCAGCCCTCGTCGTAGAGCGAGCAATGAGGAACCTTCACCACATCATTAAGAAACTCCCATACGTCTTGCTCGGTCCAATAGATGATGGGCGAAATCAAAAGACTCTCTTTGCCGTGTATGCAACCTAACGTATGTTCTTTATCAGCGTTAGTGATATTCACGCCCTGCTCTTTAGATTTACGGCGAGCACGTTTTGCCCTCTGCTCCTGTCGGTATTCGTCCAACCCGTCAAGATTGCCACTAAACTTACGGTTGTTTATCTCTACTTCGTTTCGCTTGGCTCGGCGTGTGCTCTCTGCCTTGCGGATGCCGATTAGCGTCACCTTGCCAGCACCTGCCGTTTCCTTATATTCAGCACAACACCAACGCACACGCATAGTGGGCAGAATCTGCTTTTCTACGGCAATCTGAAAGATGGATTTGCCCGGCTTTATCAGTTCCACCTCGGGATAGTTCTTCTTTACGAAACGTATCACTTCGGGTGGATCAACGCTCGTAAGATTCATGTGGCCGCGAAATTTCACCCCAGCCAACTGAGCCATGTGAAAAAGAGCTTGAGAATCCTTTCCACCACTAAACGCCAGATAATATCCGTTCTCGGCATCATAGTTCAGAGCTATCTTCTCTGCTTTTTGCAGCAGCTCCACCGAGTGAAGCATCTTCTTTCGCAGTCCTTCCGAAGCTCGCTCCAATGCTTCGGCAAGCGTAATGTCTATATTCATGTCTATTCATAAAAATATTGTTGTTATTTATATTCCGTACTTCTTCAGATACCCCTCACACTTGAATCCCTTTCTTGGCATGAAGTCCTTGAAGTCGGTGGTGCAGAATATCATTCGCTTGTTGCACCATCGGGCCATATCCTTTTGCCATTCGGGGATGACGTGATTTGGATTTGTAGGGTTGCGGTATGGTTGTGCGTAGGCATACACGGCTCTGCCTTCATGGTTCTTGCGGAAGCGTTGCAGTCGCTCCCACCAGTAGTGTAGACGGTGGTAACATTCTCGGAAGTCGTTCTTTCCGCCTATCATGGTATAGAGAAAGTATTCGCCACGGAATCCTGCATCATTGATTAGCTTCATGGCTCGTTCACATTCCGCTATCTGTGCCGTGGTGTCGCAACCGAAGCGGATGCGAGAGTCTATCCATTTCACTTTGCCCAACAGTTCTGCATATTCGGTAGTGACAAGCCGTGCGTCCATCGCCTGATTGAAGTCGATATGATACCCCCCCCCGAATGATTTTTTCCAACTGTTCTTTTGCATAGTCGCCAGCTGCAAGGATGTTGTTATCCATTAGCACAACGTGCGTTCTGCCCCCGATGGCTATCTCTTCTATATCCATGTACGGACGGATGAACCCTTCCTTCTTTGGCACCACACACCAAAAACACTTGTTGGGACAGCCCTCGGTCAGTTTGCCGTAAGCATGGTTCTTTGGCACCCATGGGAACAACTCGTATAGCGGTTGTATTCGGTCTATCTCATCGGGTAGACGCTTATAGATGTCGTAGCCCGTTCCACCCTTCTCCAGTCGGTCGTAGGAGAACTGCCGAAAGTCGATGTCGGGCGAAAAGTTGAAAACCTTGCTGGCATACAGTATATCGTAATGATGCCTGTCGAAAAGGTCGGTAGGCTGTGCCCATTCCACTTCATCTCCCCGCATCGTGTGCCAACGGGCAATCTTGCCGAGAGCCACGTTAGGGTATATCGTAGTTCCCCATTTCTTTTTGCCGTGTCGCCCATCCACGTCTATGAGTCCTATTTTCATCTCTATTCCCTATATTTTCTGTTTATTCAGTATCACTCTTCACTTTCCCCTCTTCACTTTCACTTTCCATAAACTCGAAGTAGTCAGGTTCTTCCTCTCGCTTGTCGCTAAACATTTCTTCGTCTTCTATCTCTTGGAGGTCTTTTGTAGTAAGACCATACTTGCGGGCCATGCGCAGCTTCTCCTCCTCGGTGTAGTTGATGCGGTCGCGCTTCACGATGCTCACGTCCTGCGTGATGGCAATGCGACTCATGTCTGGCATTTCGTCTGTAGCGTCGCGCTCCTCGTCGAAGTCTTTGTAGATTTTGCCCAATGCTTCCATGCCTTTAGTCACGGCACGGTCGTTGTTCTGCTGCTTGCCCGTGCGGATGAGCCATTCTGCCGCACTGAGAAACATACCCTTATGGCGTGGACTCTCGTCGGTCTGGAAGAACCGTATCAGATGGTTGCACACCAGTACGTCGTTGTTGAGCTCCGTGACCGTGCGCGGACAGATGTTGCCATCGTCATCGAGCGTAATCTTCAGCGCAAGCACATACTCCTGCGCCTCTTTGTTGCCCTGTGCTGCCTGGTTGAAGAACAGCTCATAGTCGCGTCGGGCAATGTTGCGGCACACCGTTCGAGGGTCAATGTCCTTGTTTTGCACCCATCGTTTATAAAACTCCGAGCATATCTGCATACGGTAGCGTTGATCCAGCTTGGGGAACGCCGTCTGCATACTCGTGCCGTAAGAGAGCCACTTGTCGATGCGGGCCAATGTATTTTGCGTGATTCCTGACATAGTTTTGTGTTTTTATATAGTCAAAGTTACAATATTCCCCGTCCCCCGTGCGGACATCCTCAATATCCCGTACCCCACCATGTCCGCATTGCGTAGCATCTTATCAGTAACTTTGTTGTATAAAATTCAGGACAACAACAACACAAAACACAACACAAAAACATGAACAATCCATTCTACGTCTCGCGAGCCATTGCCGCAGTGCTCGGCTTGCTGTGGGTTCACATCGAACCCTCTATCAATTTTATCACCGTGTGCTTCTTCGCCCTCATCATCGACTGCTATACGGCGTGGAGGTGCAACCGTCGCATTTACCAAAGATACCGCGAGGAGATAAAGCGTAACCCGAAGTGTAAGATGGACGGCAAGTTGCGCTCCAAGAAAATGGCAAAAATGGTGTGGACCTTCTCGGCGCTCATAATGTGTATCTGCCTCGCCTCGTATCTCGACCGCAACATTCTTGGCTATATGAACACCCACCTCGCCAACCAGCTCACCGCCATGTACTGCCTGGTGCAGTTTGTCAGCATACTCGAAAATGAGAGCACATGCAACGGAGCGGCCTGGGCAAGAGTGCTTCAAAAGATTGTGGCTGACAAGACCGAGCGACACTTCAATGTGAAACTGAAAGAGCTGATGAAGGATAAGGAGGAGAATGAAGAGAAAAGTGAAGAGTGAAGAACGAAGAGTGAAGAATCCATGTGCTTTGCTAATGGCGAACATTCAATACTTGAAAAGAACATTCTATTTCTGTGAAATCTGTGAAATCTGTGAAATCTGTTGATAGAATAAAAATCCAAGTCACATGACAATAAGCAACATTCTTGAGCATTGGGCTTCCATCTACAAGCCCCTTTCTCACAACCCCGAAAGCGAACGCCTCGAAGACCAGAGTTTCTTCCGCATCCGCTACATCGACCTTGAGAACATCTTTTCCCGTAACGCCAACATCGTTCACTCACCGTGTATGCTATACAGCGTACTGACTACTGGCGAACTCGTTGACGCAAAGAAGGCATCTGTCTCTCACCAGGTGTGGTTTCTCGCCAAGGTGAAGGACACGCCGCAGACCCTCGGCCGTTACGACGGCAACAAGATAGAGCGCACGGCCAACGACCTCACCGACTACTGCAAGGACCTCATCGCCTGGCTTATCGAGGTGAAGCGCACAGGCCGCTGCCCCGTTACAAAGCGATCGTTTGCCGATGATGCCGTGGTGATGGCAGAGCTGCAAAGCATCGATACCAGCAGCATCTCCTTCGGCATGGTGGGCGACATCTATGCCGGACAATGGCTCGTTGTGGGCATGGACTGGAAGAGCCTGCAACCGCTCTACAACTTCGCGTGTGGTAGCAACGGTAAGTATATCGTGCCGAAAGAGGAAAACTCTGATGATAATAAAAAGTAAAACGTCATGCCAAAGCCAATACAAGCCCCAGCTTTTGATTTTAAAGACACCGCACGATGGTATCTTGGCGACGTGTTGCGTCAGCTCAAGATAAACACCGAGACGCAGTGCATCTTCCCAAAGGAGATTTACAGCGGCTTTCGGGCAGTAAACGATGCCCGTGGTGCACGCGGACAATGGCACGCCGAGGGAGTGGGCGTAAACTCTTTTCAAGGCAGAATAGTGAATGACACCCCCGAAGGCTGGACCTACGAGTTTACCTACAACGATTATATGCGCTTCGTAGATATGGGTGTAGGTCTCGGCACTAAGTACAACGATGTGGATAGCGCACGAAAGGCCAACTACTCTCGCCGCTATGTCCGTTCATGGAAACGTTATGGAGCGGGTCGATCACAGCGTCCTGCCATTTTGATGGAGCTTCGACACCTGCAATCGCGAATGCAAAACTATCTCGTTGACTTCTACGGATTCCAGGGCGAAGCACAGATAATTAAGGCTTTCGAGGATTCGGATATTCATATTACACTCTAACAACACAAAAACAACAATAACAATAACAATGGCAACACAAAGATTAGCGAAAGTAGTAATCACGGCCAATGCCTCTACAGCCAAGAAGGTATTGGAAGAGATTGACGCTCTTGTGCAGAGATATACTGCCGACATTCAGAAGATGACTGCCGCAGGTCAGGCTAATACGGCTGAGTGTAAGCAGGCTGAACGCACGCTAAAGGCTCTTTTGCAAGTGCAGCGCGATAATATCGAAGACACGAAACGACTGGGCGAGGTGGTGCAAGACCTCACCAATACTAAGCTCCGCGATCTTCGCCGTGCGCTCGGTTCGGGTAAGGCGGCTCTCGCTAAGCTTACCGGCTCGGATGCCGACCTGAAGAGGGCAGAGCAGATACGAAGCGAGATGAAGCAGGTGGGCGACCAAATGCGCCTTATCGAAGGGCAGTACGTCAAGATTGCCGACGGACTGAAGAATGTTAAGAACCAATCCGATCAGTGGCTCGATAAGGCCATTAAGCAACAGCGTGACCTTGTAGGTTCGCTGCAAAAGTCGGATGCGTCGTATCAGCAGAATCTTGCCACATTGAAGCAACTCGAAGCCGAGGAGGACAGGCGCAAGGGCAAAATGAGCAAGTTGGAGGCACTTCAGACTGTGAACAACAGTAATGCTTCAGCCTCTGATTTGCGCCGAGCAAAGGCTACACTTACTGAGGCTCGCGACAATACTCCTACAAAATATTCTGATAGTATCGGCGATTATAATCGTGAGCTTCAGGAGATAGAAAAGCGATTGGAGGCTGTATCGGGTAAGGCTCAGAAAGCATCCATGAGCTGGAAACAGATGAAGCAGGTATTGGCTGAACCTAACAAGGCTTCGGGCGAAGACATCAAGCGCACGATGGAAGTGATACAGCAGAAGATTCAGCAACTCCCTGCTGGCAGCAAGTATGTGGCCGACCTCCGTCGCCAATACTCCATGCTCGAACAGACCCTCAAGGGTACCCGTATGTCGCAGATGGCTCTTAACGACATTCTCACTCGTAGCAAGCAAGGCAAGGCCTCCCTTGACGAACTGCGCCGTGCATACAAGCAGCTTGAAGAGGAACTGAACCAAATCAATACCAAGAGCAAGGAGTTTGCCGACAAGCAGAAGTCGATGAAAGAACTGAAGAAGAACATCGACGAGGTGACGGGCGCGGCCAACAAGCAGGGTGGGGCATGGCATACAGCGATGAAGAACCTCACGGCATACGTCGGATTGTTTGCGATATTCAATCATGTAAAAGACCTCGTTGCGGGTGCCATCAAGAAAAACTTTGAGTATTCGGGTTCGTTGACTGACATCCGTAAAGTCAGCGGTCTAACGATGGAGCAGGTAAAACAACTCTCCACCGAACTGGCTAAAATCGACACCAGAACAAGCGTGGATGGACTGGCACAACTCGCGTATGAGGCATCTAAGCTCGGCGTAGGAAAGTACGGAGTGGAAGGTATGGCTCAATTTGTAAGAGCCGCCGATAAAATTAACGTAGCAATCGGCGAGGAAATGGGTGAAAAGGCCCTCCCATCATTGCTGAAGATGACGGAAGTGATGGGTCTTATCCCGAAGATGGGACTCGAGAAATCCATTGAAGCTGTAGGATCTTCTATGTTTAAGTTGGCTTCTACATCTACTGCCACGAGCAGTGACATTACTGAATTTGCGAAGAGATGCACGGGTGTGGCACGAACAGCCGGTATAACAACCGACCAGTTACTCGCCCTTGGTAGTGCGTTCAGTGCGCAGATGGCTTCGCCCGAAGTTGCAGCCACCGCTATGTCTAAGTTTATCGTGGCGTTGCAGAAGAATCATAACTTGATAGAAAAAGACCTTGCCATTCCTGCTGGAACCATTAACAGCATGTATCAGGCAGGTAACGCTATGGATGCTATTGTCCTCATTCTTGAGAAGATGAAGGAGAAGGGCAATATGAATGCTCTTGGTGAAATCTTCAAGGACGTAGGTGGCGACGGTCAACGACTCATTTCTTCTATGGTTACAATGGCTAAGAACGTGGACATGTTGAAAGACCATCTCTACGAGTCGCAGGAAGCTTTCGAGGAAGCCACCGCTGTAGGCAAGGAATACTCGATGCAACAGATGAGTGCAATAGGTATCCTCGAAAGAGCCAATAATCTTTGGGAGAAGGCATTTGTCAATCCTGATGGTGTGGATGCAGTGAAGGGAATGGCAGAATGGTGGTATGAGATGTCGAAGACCATGACAAGCAGCCCATTGTTGAAAGGAACGTTGCAGGTTGCTTTGCAGATGGTCCTTATTTCGCTAAAAGGTATCGCAACATTTCTTCCAGTGATTATCGGATATATGGCATCGCAAGGTGTATATTCTGGACTGAGACTTCTTTATCAATATGTAGCAGCACTCGGTATGGCTGGAAAGGCCATGTTCCAATATGTGAGAGCTCTCTTCACGGCTAACGCAGCGCAAAGCACGTTGAATAAGACAATGAAGCTGAATCCGTGGATAGCCCTTGCGAGCATCATTGTCGGTGTGGCAGGAGCTATATATGGATATGCACAACGTGCAAAGGAGGCAGCACAGGCCGAGAAGGAAGCACAGCGACAAGCTAACGCATGGCGCGAAACTCTTGGACAAGCTGCCGTGGAGACCAGTAATCTAAACAAAAAGCTTGCAAACTATAAGCGGATGATAAGCGAGGCAAACCTTTCGCAAAAGGAACGTCAGGGAATTATATCACGATTTAACAGGGATTTCCGCTCTTATATCACTAAACTTGGCATCGAGATTAAGAGCGTCAAGGATTTGCGAGACCATTATTCAGAACTGGCACAAGAGGCTCAAAGAGCTACTTATTACCGTATGCGTGAGCAAGCGAAACAACAAGCATTGCCTAAGTTGGATTCCAACAGAAATGCAGCTTCCAACGCATTGATGGCTTATGTCGAGAAGTTTGGGTTGACAAAACTTGGTGTCACATTCCAGGACATAGACCGATGGGTAACCGCAGGAATAGGTGGCGATGCTCTGTTTATGAAATTGGCGAAAATGGCTCCGAAGGAGAAGACGGGCTTGGTTGATGGGTTTAATTGGAAAATAGGCAAGCAAGGTTATATATATCGTGACACTTATGACAAAAACAGCAAGGCGGCTCCTTCTACAGACTTTCAGACTCAAAAAGATCTCGTCGATTTTCTTGCTGTTTCTCGTTGGTATGTCAATGCGACAAGAAGAAGATCGAATACGTTAATTAATATTGATAAGGCTTATAAAAACTGGGTGCCTGTAGGATATACGGATTATACCGAAGACGATCCAGGCACTCTCGGAAAAGACGCTCCGGATAAAGACGCAATCCGTCAGGAGGCTCGAGACAGGCGCGACCAAGAACGTGCTTGGCGTGAGAAACTGAAGCAGAAGCAAGATCAGGCGAAGGCTATCATGGATGACGTGGACAATTACTATGACCGTCAGATTAACGCAAAAATCGCTCAAGCTATATCTCTTAAGATGGACAAGACTGAGCAGGAGCAGTTCGTCCTTCCTCTAATACAAAACAAAGAAATAGCCCGTTCTCAGGTACGCCTTGCTGTGGCTGGCAAGGAAAACAAATGGGAAGACGCAAAGAAGATGATGGCTGCTGATATGGTTGAACAAGCGGATGAGACGGGTGTAAACCTTTCAAAAGATTTGTTGGACGGCATATTGAACAACAACATCGAAAATTTGCGCAAACTTATGGAGCAGTTGGGCAACAGCCTCGGTCTGTCTATGAACTCCATCACAGCGCAAATCTTCGCAAAAGCCACACGCAGCGAACAGGAACTTCTGAAGATGCAGCTCAAGCAGATGGAGGCTCGCCGTAAGATTGCTATGGAGCATGACTATACGGGTATTGTTCAGCAGAACTCGTATGACAACTTCAATGAAATGGGTTATGCCGCGCCTACAAAGGAGGAGACAACCATTACGAAGAAGATGGTTGGCGGTAAGGAGGTTCTCGACAACTCGGCTTTCGAGAAGCGTAAGAAGGTCATCAAAGAGATGTTTGAGGCAGCTCGCCGGAATATAGCCCAACTTTATACGATCGATGTTACTACTACGAAGGGTAGGGGAATGTTGATGAAAATGCTCTTTGGCGATGATCCCGACGGCATGGCTGCTCGTATCAAGACATCGTTGGGGGAGAGCGAAGATAGTTGGAAGGCTTTTTATCAGAACCTTATCCAGTATTCGGACAATTATGCGGAAGCCGAGAAAAAGAAGTATGACTCTGCAAAGAAAATAGTTGATTTTTGGTGGTCATCCAACAAGCGCAATCTTGCCCAGCAAGCAAAACTGCGCAAGATGGAGAACGAAAGCAAGATGTTTGGCAAGCGCACAAACTTTCTCTCTAATCTCGGTCTTGCCGATCTCACGGCCGACCCGGAGATAGAACTGATGAAGGCGCGTATGCAAGCTGCTGAAGATTATTACGCCTTTGTAGAACGTAACACGAAGAACAAGCAGCTTATCGACGAAGCCGAACGTGCCCGTCAGGAGGCGGAACTTGCCTATGCCAATCAGATGGCAACAGCTATGAAGTCGCGCCTCTCGCAGATGAAGGAACT